TGATGCTAATAAGAAAGATCTGCTCATCGACCTGTTCATTTTCAATAAAAACTTTACGCCATACGTGTTACCACTGAAAACATCGACTATAGAAGACCAAATGCGAACACTGTTTCTCTACGACATGATCAATTTTGTGGAGACTGGAGCAGCAGTTGGATTGTCTGTCAGGGATTATGAGACAAACGATCAGACGGAAAACGTGCTGCTGTACAGCGAGCTTGAGAGCATTCAGCGTGCCGACACACTCATCTATCTTCTTGGCGACGACAATATTGCTGAGTTCAACGAGAAAGAACACGAGCTGAAGCGTATGCACGGTATTGCAGCGCGGTTTAGCGACCCAAGAGATCCAGACAAAACCTTTTACATCGCCAAGCAGCTGCAGCGGTCGCAGATGTTGAGCGGGAGTCTCACATGGCAAGTTAGCGGTAGCGAATTTGGCGAGCTCAAGGCTGATGCGGCATTCAAAATACCAGCCGATAACCAAGTGCTAATCGCTGGCGGTAAAGTGTTCGCGTTCAATCCAAAGAAGTTTGTCAATTTGTTCAAGCAAGATCCATCAAGCGACGCTGCAACAAAGCAAGTCATTGATCTTTTGACGAAAAAGTTTGCACTGAACTTGCCTGAGGGATTGTCATTCGCAGAGTTGGCTGACCGCAACAAATCATTGACCGCCATGTTGATGAAGTTGGACGTTGAGCATCTGCCTTGCAAGGAGAGAATTGTCGATTACGCCGAGGAAATGGATTTGGCGCTTATGTCAGACAATAACGACGGCATCATCATTATGGACAACCGTGACGCAATGATGTTTGTCAATATCCTGGCCGATAACTACGTCGACAGCAATCTGACTGATTCACGCTACCTCGTGACTGGCAAGAAGCGGATTGATAGCGATTCGCAGATGAATATGAATATATAAACGCCGTTTACCATTGACCTACCATACGTCGAAAAACTGGGTGAACATTAACAATTCAACCGCAGAACTGGACAGATGATGGCGATGACACGCCACTAGCGGTCGGAGACCCCGAACTACGAGAACAGATGTGTCGAAAACGTAGATAGACACATTTGGGAGCGCGGTGGCGACTCTTTGCTATCATCTGTTCAACTGGCAACATAATCTGAGGAATAAAGCTAGGTTCCCGAACGGTGTTGTATGGGAAGCTATAGACAACTTTATCAAAAGGTATGAGGAGGAGCATAAGAAATGAAAATTAGTCCGAAGTTTATGAAGAACGCTGAACCGCAAGACGTAGTGATTGTCTTAGGTGTATTTGTACTGATAATTTCAATAATTGTCCTTTTGCACTGGGCTGCTGTTTGGGAGGATCAAATGTCAGAGCGAGAGGCTCAAAACAAGAACGCTGAAGCTCGTTGCAAAACAGTTGGTGGCGAGATGGGCTATTCAAAATGCTACAAGGACGGGAAAGAGATATGAAAATATCAGATATTCCAGATGATGACCTTGTTTTTCTAAGAGCAGACGGAACTCAATCGGAAAATGCTATTTATACGCAAGAAACCAAAGATGGTGAGATTATGTTTTTGAATTACTAGGGCAGTCAAAGCTCAACGGAATAAAGCTAACTATCGACGGCAAAGAACCATATCGTAGGTTACTTATTCGTCGAGTCTATCCAGCTATCAAAAATCAATTAACAGACAACAAAAGGAAGTCTAATGCGTGAAATAAAAGTTAGGGCTTGGTACAAGCCATATAAACAAATGTGTCAGGTTGAATCATTACGATTTGATGGGAATGGAGTTTGTGCAGCCGTTCTTATAGAGGAGCCTTTTTATGACCGAAGACTTGTTGAGGCAGACGAGATTGTTATTGAGCAATATACAGGGTTAAAAGACAAGAATGGTACAGAGATTTACGAGGGCGATATCCTTATAGACGACATTGGAGAGCCTACTGAATATTGGGTAGTCAAGTTTTCTGATGGTGGATTTGTAGGCGAATGTGCAGGTGTGGCTGAGCCTCTCTTTGAACTAACAAACCTAGAAATCGCTGGCAATATTCACGAAGACTCTGAACTGTTGGAGGAGAAATGAAACTATATAAACTACTGAAAGATTTACCAACAGTTAAAGCTGGGGCAATCTTCAAAGAGAAAATTAAAATCGATGGCACAAGAGTTTTGAAAGCGTGTGAATCAGACCGTAAACATTCAATTCTTGTTAGAGAGATCGATAATTTTGACGAGTGGTTCGAGCCAACAAACAGTATTAACTGGAATCTTAAATGGAATGATACATATTGGTACATTGACTATTGGGGCAAGGTTAGCTGTCGCAATTACACGGACGCTATCATTGACAGATTGAATATTGACAATGGTAATGCTTATCACACCGAAGAAGAATGTAAAGAAGCTCATGAACGCAAACTAGCTGAAGTCAGGCTGTGCAAAACCTCGGACTTTGAACCAATTTTTGAGAGTGAATGCGGCGGCTGGATTGTGTATTTTGATTATGAAAACAGAATGTTAGACTGCGCAAAAGTATTCAGTTGCGACAGAGGTGAACTAGTACACTACGCAACCAAAGAAGACGCTAAAAAGTCTATTAAAGAAAATGAGCGAGATTGGAAGATTTATTTTGGAATTAAGGAGTGGTAATAATGCCTAACATCGCAAACATAGAAAACCCAACCGAAGATCAAGAACAAGAAGCATTTGTACAGTGGTTGCGACTGAAAGGTTATCCGCATTTTCGCGTACCGAATGAAACGTACACCCGAAGTTGGAGCCAGAAAGCGAAAAATAAGAAACTCGGCGTGAGTTCTGGCGTGCCTGACTTGGCCGTAGTCGTGCCGGATGTCTGGTATGGATACGGCGACAATGTGCCTCGAGAGGATCTATCATCATATACCAATACATACGCAAATCGTTTGGTATTCATCGAAATGAAACGCAAGAAAGGAGGCGTAACGTCGGCAAATCAAAAGAAGTGGATTAAAACGCTCAATGAGGCTGGCGTTCAGACTGTCGTTTGCAAGGGTTGTGATGCGGCCATTGAGTTTATTGAGTCAATAACTTGAGAGGTTTATGACTGAAGTGGAACGCTTGACTGCTTGATAAAACGGTCAAAGCATTTTATAGCTAGGCGCTGGTGAGATTGAACGGTTGGGAGGCCGCGATTGCCAGCGCCTAATCTGTATATTTCAGAGGTAGAGGAGGGACAACAAACATGGTCAAATGGCTAAAAATCGACAAACAAGACAAGACAAGGCGACGCCGTCAAGAGATCGGACAGGTCGCCATTTATTATATTTCGAAACAAGCAATTATTATTGGCGACGAGCGAAAATGCAAGCCGTTGTCACACTACATTCTTTTGCAGTCTTGGCAAGACCGAAACAAGAAACCATACCAAAATATGCTGCGTAAGCTACAAAGCACTAAAGACCTAACTCTCATACAGGCGCAGTCCATCGCGAACAGTTACGGCGTGCACATCTCGGCCGTTTCCAAACAGTCAATACCAAAAGAGCTACGCGTCAATCTCTAGAATTATAATCATGAAAGATGACTTCAAATCATGTCCTAAATGCGGCCGAAAGTATAAACGGCAAGACAATTACGATATCCATGTAGCTGGTTGTAAACGTACGTCACCATCAACTCATGGCGGTGCTAGAAAGGGTAGTGGTGGAGTTAAAGGTAAAAAGACTCAAAAGGTTCTCGACCGCATGAAAGAGAAGCAGCGGATTTTAGATCGAATCACCAGAAACGCTGACAAGCTGTATGAAGCACAGTTCCGACTGGCGACAGGCGTGCAGCTGCTGTTCGTTATAAAGACCGACCGCAAGGGCAATCGGTTACCGGCAGAGCAAGTTACCGACCCTGAGACTATTGCGGCATTTCTTGATGGCGAGCTGGATGGCGTGGATGACGAGTATTATTTCATCGCCACACAGAAGCCAGACAACAAAGCTATTAAGGACATGCTCGACCGAGCGTTTGGCAAGCCAGTTGACCACGTCGACCTGGATGTCAACGTTCGCGAGAAACAGCCGCCAAAGATTGTCTCGACCATCAAACCGCGTAAAACGAAAGGCGAGTAGTTCATGTCGCTAGAATTGAAGCCAAAGCAGCAGAGTGTTGTCGATATTATTAACGATTGCCCTGAGGTTGATACTATTTACCTGATCGGTGCCGTTGGCACGGGCAAAACAGATATTGCGGCGAGTATCGGCATCGATATTTGCGACACGTTCGAGAAGACGTATTGGACAGTGTTTCGCAAGAATATCAGCACGGCAAAGCGATCAGTAATTCCGTCGTATCTGACTATGCTCGACCGCAAGAACTTCAAGGAGGGCGAGGACTACACATATAACGGCCAAGACTATGAAATCAAGTTCCCTAACGGCTCAAAGATTGGCTTTGTGGAGGCGGACGAGACGAAAGACAGGAATGGACAGAAGATCAAAGGTATCAATGCCAGTGCTAGTCATATCGATGAAGCCGACGAACTGTCGCTGACGATGTTCACTACAGCCAGATCCCGTAAAGGCCGCCGCAATACCAATGGGCAGCCGAGCATCGCCATTATCACCCTCAATCCAAACGATGTTGATCATATTAAAGAGGTATACATGCGCTGGAAGTACAGCGGAAATGGCAAGTATGAGCCACTGCCACCGAATATTCGCGTGGTCGAGTTTGACTTGTCTGATTCATGGCAGATACAATCAGACATTGACGCTATGATGACCAACCCTACATGGTGGGTTGAACGGTATCTCAAAAATAACTGGGAGTACCAAGACGAGAGCAAGACGATATTCCGCTCAAGTATCTTTGCCAAGGCTGTCGTCAAAAGTTATAAACCAGGTCGCAAGACGACTGGATACGACGTGGCACGTGATGGTGTTGACCGTAGCGTTGCAGTTGACTGGGAAAATCTGACGCTGGTTGACGGCACGATTACTAAAGACTCGAACGAACAGATAGAGACCGGCAAGCAAGCTGAGTGGCTAATTGAGCATTCAGATAACTTCTCTATTGGCTACGAGAATATTGCAGTTGATGGCGTGGGTGTTGGCGTTGGTGTTATTGATGGCGGCAAAGACCGCGGTGCTGAGTTCGCGGTGTTTAAGTCTGGATTTTCGCCCGACCCATTTCTAACGTTTGGCGACGAGCCGAAGAGCCGAGAGGATGCCGAGCGTTCACAGGAGTTGATGGCGTTTAACAATTTACGGTCACAGGTGGCATACATGCTAGCAATGGGATTGGATAGTGGTAAGGTGAAAATCCTTGATAGCTTTCCATTCCTCAATGAGTTTATTAAAGAGGCGCAGATGCACCATCACGAGTACAAAGACAAGGTGTTTGTGTTGGAATCCAAGGAGTCAATTAAGAAGCGGCTCGGCAAATCGCCTGACATATTCGACTCTGTATTGATGGGCTTTTGGCTGCAGTTGCGGCATGAAGTAGTGATGGAATGGGCTGGGATTATGTAATCCGTATATTTACAGTTAGAGGACTATATGAAATTGAAAGACTTTTTGCGCAAATTAAAGTTTCAAAAGCCAGACAGGGATACTGTCATTGAGGCGTGGATAGGACTGCTGATGTTTGTCGGTGTGCCGTTTTGTATTTGGCTATATTACGGCGGCAAGGTCGCCACAGTGGTGTTTGTCGGTGTGCAGCTGATATTTTGGTCGGTTTATTTATACAGGAGCAACAAGTAGATGGGAATTATTAAAACAGCCATGGGATTAAGGGGCGAGCGACGTGTGAGTGGCGTTGACCCCGCTTTTCAAAGATTATCGATGTTCGATCATTACCGAGCCAGCAGTTACGCGACAGCTTATCCTAATATTCGAACGGTTGCCAATAAATACATGACAGTGCGACCGTTTGCTATTGACGGCAATGGCAAGCAGGTGTCACACGAAGTCATTAACGCGTTGTATCACCCAAACAAATCCGACAGTTCCGTGGCGTTTGCTGAAAAGGTGGCCGTATCGACACTGTCACTGCGTAAGACGTACATTTTGGTGTGGAGTAATTATGGCGGCGTGGCAAAGCCTGGCGGTGATTTTATGGGGCAGGGCGGTAAGAATATTGCTGGTTTCACGTTCTTGGAGTTTCCGCGAGTTGAACGAGTTGGCAACAAGACAACATACACAGTCGGCACACAGACGTTTACTGAAGATGAAGTGCTGGTATTGCCTGGTGGTGTCGATCCAAACGACCTGTACGCTGGGTATTCGCCGTCTGAAGCCTCACGCCGGTGGGCGACACTTGACGACTACATTGCTGACTTTCAAGCTGGCTTTTTCGAGAACGGAGCAGTGCCAGCTGGTCAGTTCATTATTACCGCACCAACACGGCAATCATTCCAAGAGAGTGTGGCGATGTTGCAAGACGCTCATCGCGGAGCTGGCAGCAATAACAACGTCACCTACACACACCGACCGGTTGACTCTAAGACCGGCAAGCCATCGACTACCGCGGCTGTTGAGTGGGTGCCGTTCTCGCAACCAAACAAAGATATTGACTTCGAGAACTTATTCAAGCAGGTTGACAGGCGAATTGATACGTCATTTGGCGTTTCGGCAATCATGAAAGGCATTGATGACACTGCGACATACGCCAACGCGCAGGTGTCGAAGCAGGTATTCGCCGAGAACGTCGTTGATCCATTGCTACTACGCAACTACACACAGTTGACGCACGAGCTAAACCGAATCACTGGTGGCATGGGCATAGCCATTACTTACGAATTCGCTATTCCGCAAGTTGTTGACGAGGTCAAAGTGCAGGCTGAGGCTGATGATATTCGTATCAATAGCATTCTTAAGCTGGAGGCGGCAGGCTACAGTACTGATAGCATCATCGATGCACTAAAGCTACCTAATAATTTCAAGCTATTGCGTAAGGGCGACTATAGACCGCCAGAGATTGAAAATGACAAGCCAGATGTTGACGAGGGCGATGAAGTGGCGGACGCACCTGATCGCCGCAAGGTTGGCGACATGGGGACTCGAGGAGAAGCGAACAGCACCAGCCCAAAAGCATCAGCCGACAAGCAGCCACAGACGCTCGATGACTTTGAACAGCTGATTTATGATGCAACGACGGAGTTCATGCAGAAACAAGTCGACCGAGCCATTGCTGAATCGCGCCAGACGGCCGAAAACAGTACTGAAGAAGACGATGAGCAGAACGAGTTTGCTGAAGCACTACTGTTGATTATCGTGGCGTTGATGATTGTACAAGGGGCGATTTATTTTGAGGACGGTAAGCAGTTGCTAATAGATAACGGCGTGTCTACTGCCGAGTTAACGGGTTTTGTGGTGGCAGCATCAACACAGGAGGCATACCGAGCATATCTACTAAATGTGGCTCGCTCATACGCTGACGATACGGCCGTCTCAATCCGCCGAGTGCTTGACCATGCGGCATCGCATGGCTGGGCACAATCTGAGCTAGAGGAGAAACTGCGTGGCATTATGAAGACCGACGAATGGCGAGTGCAGCGAATGGCTCGCACTGAGATATCACGAGCTGATGCATTGTCGAGTGTTGAGGCGATGAAGCAAGTGCAAAGCCAAACAGGAACGCTGATAGAGAAAGCAATGGAGAGTGAGACCGGCAAGCCGTGTGAGTTTTGTGCAACACTAATCGATAAGTGGGTGGCAGTTGACGAGCCAATCCTAAATCTAAATGAGGCGATCATCGGCAGAGACGGCGGCATATTTATCAATAATTTCGCGCAGAACGACGGCTACGATGTCCACCCGAACGGTCATTGTCACCCGAAGTATCGCGTTGTCAAGGCATATCTCAATGCTGAGCGGCGAATTATCGATGACGAGATGGCTGATCTGGATTTGCGATGCGAGGAGTGCGGCCGCTACCTGAACATTAAGGGTGTGACGCAGATGATCGCACAGGTGCGTTGTAGTAATGCGAAGTGTAAGCATGTCAATAACATCAAGATCGTAAACGCCGCCTCTACAGATGAGCAGGTGCGTTATGAGTTCGATAAATCGTAATCTGTAGTCTTAGAAATAAGACGAGAGCAAGACGCTCAAATTGGACGGGCAAGCAGGAGTCGAAGCATTAACTTTAACAAGGAAATAAAGCATGAAGTTCTGGAAGTGGAGCAATTCCGTTTCATCGAATAATCAAGAGCTTATACTTGACGGGCCTATCGCGAGCGATACCTGGTGGGGAGATGAAGTCACACCCGACCTATTTCGCGAAGAACTCAAGCAGCATGCGGGCGATTTGACAGTTGTCATTAACAGCCCCGGCGGCGACGTGTTCGCAGGCTTGGCGATTTATAACGCACTTGTGAATCATAACGGAAATGTCACTGTCAGAGTTGATGGTTTAGCGGCGTCGATTGCATCAGTAATTGCGATGGCAGGCGACAAGATTATCATGTCGCCAGGCTCAATGATCATGATTCACCGCCCGTCCGTTTATGCGGCTGGCACGGTGGACGACATGGAGAAGGCCAAAGATGTGTTGCTGAAAATCGAAGAGGGAATCACGCCTATCTACGCCAAGCGAACAGGGCTGAGCGATGAAAAGATCACTGAGCTGTTGGAAGCTGAAACGTGGATGCTTGCCGATAAGGCTGTCGAGCTTGGTTTTGCCGACGAGGTGTCCGAGGCACCAGAAAAGCAAAAGCAAGATGAGAGTGTACAGAATGTGATGAGTATGAACTTTGCATTCAGTATGTCGGCAGTCAAGCAGGCAGACGCCAAGCCAATGCAGAGCCTAGTTGAGCAAATCAAGGCAAAAGCAGAGGCGGAGACAGCTAAGGCGGCGGAGCCGACCGAAGACGCGACTGAACCTGAGACGAAGACTGACGAACCAGCGGCACCGGAAGCCGTGCCAGAGGCAGAGCCTACTGACGAAGCTGAGCAATCAGAGCCGGAAGAATCAACTGATAACAATCCTGAGGAGGATACGGAAATGGATCCGAAAGATATTGCAAAGATGCAAATTAAAGAACCAGCTGATCCAGCAGCTGTCGACAAAGGTACTGTCGTAAATTACCTGGACACACCAAAGGCGTTAGAAGATTTTGCTGACGTGTTGGTAGCACAAGCAGGTGCTGGTGCGGCAGCCGTTCGCGAAGCGTGGATGGACAAGCTTGAGGCTAACGGTGTACAGATGGCTGTCACTGGTGCCGACAAACTATTCCCAGCACCAGTTGTTGAGGCAGTTGAGAGTGCGTTTAAGGCTGGCGGCCCAATTTGGAACCTAGTTGATAAAACTGGGCTTGACGCCTACAACACCGCCTGGGACACCAATACTGACGGCGCATTGGGACATCAGGCTGGTAAAGACAAGAAAGAGGCTACGATTGCTATCGAAAACCGTGTGCTTGAAGGTCAGTACATCTACAAGTACCTGACCCTGGATAAAGAAACTATCCGCAAAAATAAGAGCACTGGCTCGCTATTGCGCTACGTATTACAAGAGTTGCCAAAGCGGATTATCGCAAGTATTGAGCGTGCGATTGTTATCGGCGACGGCTTAGCGGACAGCAGTGACGACAAGATCAAGTCGTTTGTATCTGTCAAAGCCGACGCTAAGGCTGGCAACGTGTTTGCTAAAACCTATACGCCAAAAACAGGAGAAAGTCGCCGTACTGCTATCTTGAATGCACGCGACCTAATCGAGGCTGAGGGCGACGTTTACATCATCGCAAAGCGTGGCTACCTCACCGCCCTGAAAGATGAGCGAGGTACTGACAAGCATATGCTGTACACTCCAGGCGTTAACATCTTGGAAGACTTGGAGCTTGCTGGCAAGTTTACGCCGCAGTGGTTCAACGACACTAACGACGCCGAGAACGATGCATACTTGGTCGTATTCAATAAGTACAAGGTGGTTGGCGATCAGTCAATTGAGAGCTACACCAACTTCGCGTTGAAGCAGAATAAGCACGAATATCTGCAGGAAATCTTCGCAGGTGGCGGCTTGAGCGGCATCGCAGCAGCAGTGGCTATTAAACATATAGCCTAACAGAGAGGGGGTGTAAGAGATGGCAGCATTGATAACTAAAGAAGATATCGAGGGCGTACTTTTACGCCCCCTTTCTGATACCGAAACGGAGTATTTTGAGCGGCTATTACAGCAGGTGACGGAGACGTTGGAAACGTTGCTGGATGTCAAGATGCAAGGCGAGGCAAATACGCCGCGTCGATACGAGACAACTTGCGGCTCATGTTTCCTGATTGTCGATCCGTTCACTAGTCTATTGCCAGAGGTGACGACAGAAAGTGGCAGGCCGCTGGTGGTCAAGTCAGTGAGTCAAGGTGACGAATTGAACGCCAGCTGGTTCAATACCATTGAGATGGCTGAGCCACTGGAGGCGGGGCGACATGTTGTCAAGGCGGCGTGGGGATATGGCGAACCGTTGCCATACAGATTGAAAATCCTCATTGCACGGCTATTTGACACGCTGTCAATAGCTAATCAAGGTAGCTTTTACAACAACGTAAAATCTGAAACAGTGCTGAGTCATTCAGTGACGTATGACAACACTAAGCAAGTTATTGATCAGTTCGCGGAGGCGAACGTTGATCTACTAGCAAAGTTTGTAAAGCCAACCAGCAATTGCGTGGTGTCTGGATACACTGATACGCCGCTGAGTCAGCGTGGAGTTCATCGTCATGATATTCCGCGATAACATTACGCTGGTTACGCCTGTCAACGGCACATATCGCCAAACTGGCGGTGAGCGACACAGCGTGAAGTGTGTCATTGAGCAGACGAGTGGCTTGACTCGCGGCGGTAGCTACGATGCCATGACAGGTGATGTTAGAGCATATCTGGACGGACGGGACAGCTGGTTGTCATCAACTGGCTACTCGATCGAGGGACATTTTGCTGAAGTGACGCTGTTTGGTGTTAAGCGGGTGTACCGCGTTGCTAATGTGGCGGTTGGTAGAGCAGTTATCACCAACGGCACAGTACGGCACGTCGAGATTGAGCTGGAAAGGCTCGACAGAGAGGTGTAGTCATGCCGGTGGTCGACAATACAGTCGCCGTCAAACGATTCTTCCAAAATCAGGCAGCGACAGGGTTGAATGCTATGGCGAATCACACCTTGACAGTATCCAACCTCACCGCGCCGTTCAGACGTAGAGGGTCGCTCAAGTCCCGCAATGTTGAGGTACGGCGAATCGGCAGAGATGCTATCAGATTGACATGGAAGCCAGTCTACTCGCAGTACCAGAACCGCGGCAGGCGTGCGGATGGCACTCATGTGGTGCGTAAGTACACTACATCTGGCACTGGTAAAGGTTTCGTTGATGAGGGCGTGAGAAGCACTATGAAAGATTACAAGAGGTTTTTTAAATGAATGTAGCATTGGAGATCGCAAAGGTAGTGGCTACTGCCGTTGGTGGAGAGCTTGGCAAAAATGTGTTTGTCGGGCGATTACCAGCAAACAAAAGCCAAGACGGTATGGCGGCAGTTGCGGCTAACGGCGGTGAATATGACGGTGGTAATTTAGGTAATACCAAACTGACCACCGAACTAACGATTACCGTAGTGAAAGCTGATGCGGCTGAGTTATACGAGATCGACAGCAAGCTACGTACGGCATTGATGCAATTGCCATACACTGACGCGAGATTCATTCGCGTGAGTGTGTTTCCGATGCAAGACAGCGCCTATGAAGCCTCTGAATTACGGATGGGGGTATGGAGTGCCCAATCTGTAACATTAGTTTTGAAAGATTAAGCAAAGGAGTAATTAAATGGCAGCAATCGATTACGCCGGCTTGAACCACGATCTGTATTTCGGGGACAAGACTGGTAAAAACTTCAAGCAAGTTCTAGGTGTGAACGACCTAGACTTTGACAATGACAAGGATGAGGTGACACGTGATTTTATCGACGGTACAAACCTCAAACTTATCAAATCGTTCAAATCGACCATCAAGTTTAAGGTGACTGACATAGGACAGGACAACCTCAAGAATATCGTGCCTGGCTATGTCTATAACAGTGGCGAAACGATTGACGGTACTACTGGCATTACTGTTGGCACAAAGGGTGCTGTACAGGTTGGCTTGCAAAAGGGCAGCTCGACACAGGTGCCTGGTGTGTTCAAGCTAGTACCGAAATTGGCAGCTCAAGCAGGTCATACGTTGTTCATGCTTGATGCAACGGCAACCCTGAGCGACATCAGCCAAGAAGACGGTTTGACTGAGTTTGAAATCAGCGTAACCGGCAAATTGATCAAGGGCGACCTGACATTTGCGTAACAGGGGTGGCACGGTGCTAAAAACACCGTGTCAATACCTAAATTGATAAAAAAATAATGTAGTTTTTACAACTATGGAATGGAGAATGAGATGGCGTTTGTTCTAAAAAAGAAGCAGCCTGAGAAGCGTGTATTGCTGGACATTGAAATGCCAGCAGACGGCGACGAACCAGCAAAGCACTACAAATATCTAATTCCGCGAGTAAAGCAGTACAAAGCTCTTGAAGCAAATACTGCACGATTAAGTATTGGTGGCGAAGACGGCAAAGCCGTTACTGGCAGTGCGATCGTTATGGACGTTGTAGCTCGAGCGACAGTAGTTGAGGGCGGGCTATCTTTAAGAGATTTGCTTGATGCACTTGATAACGACAACGTCGATGCTCTGCTGCTTGAAATTGTGCGATTAGCAACCACAGGGCTAACTAAGCTAGCCGCTGAGGGCGTTGAGGTGCGAGAAGTCGAGGCGTAGCCATGAACGAGAACAGTCAGCCTGGATACGATATTGAAAAATACGAACAGTATTTGAAGATTCAGGCTGATAAAGTTCTCACAAGCTTTGAAGAGAGAGTGCATATAATCTTGCTCAACTATCCGCAATACACGCACGAGCAGGTTTTAGAAATGGACGAGGCTGACGCGGTGGAGTTAGCAAAAGCAGCAATACGTCGCGAATGCGAGCGAACGCTGAGCCTCCTGTCTGTGATAGCAGCAGCACAAAATAAGGACGCTTACAAAAAGATGTATAGCTCTTTGACAAAAACTATAAGGGGTTTGAGGTGATCTTATCCATCACGACGAGAAGTATTAACATATCCGCGCTTGGCGTTGTATGTGTCGACGATCTCACCAGCTTTGGCAATTGTTTTAACGGACCCAAGGTAGGCGTATCCACAAGTAAACGTGTACATCAATCCTCGGGTAATTCTTCCCATGTAGAACCATGGCAGCCCATTAAAAAATGGAATCAAACCGATCAGAGCAAGCTTTTTGAATGTTTCAACATCTTTCATTATAAGATCCTTTCTTTAGTAAAGAAATTATACCACGGAAACGAAATATGAACCAAGGAACAATAGTAGTTACCTACAAAGTTGACAGGTCAAAATTTGACAAGTCTGTTTCTGATGTTCAGAAAAAAATGAAGAGTGCCGCCAAGGACAATGACGAACTCACTAAGAAGATGGCTGATTCTTGGAACAAGATTGGAACTGGATTCAAACAGTTGGGGACTGGCATTAAAAATGCAGCAATTGAAAGCGCTGCAATTGTCTCAAAAGAGCTAATTCAGCCAATCACTAACAAGTTAGCACCGTTGGCAAGTAGAATTACTGCAGGATTTGCAAATATTGGCAATCGTATCGCCACGTTCTTCTCACCAATGACTAACGCTGCCAGTAAAGCTGCTAGTGCAATATCTGCGGCTTTCGTTAGAGCGCGCAATGCTGTTGCGAATACGTTTAGTAATATCGGCGCGTTCATATCATCGAAATTATCTATCGCCGCCAATGCAGTAACTAGTTTTGCAGCTAAAGTCGGTCAAGGCATGGCGCTGGTGGCGCAAAAACTCGCCGCACCATTTATCTGGTTAGGTAAGGGTATAGGTACAATCCTAGCCCCTGTCGCGCAAAAAATGATCGCAGTATTCGGTGGAATCGGCGGCGCGATTGGGCGTAACTTGGCACCAGGACTATCGACGATTGGCAGCGGTATTTCTGATATGTTTAGTGCACTTGGCGGAAAAATTAGCAATGCTGTTGGTGGCATGGTTAGCCAGGTAATGCCGCACATTAACTCTCTGGCTAGCGGCTTAAAGGAGAAATTAGGCGGTGCATTGAGTCATGTCGGTGGCGTGGCTAAAGGACTAGGCAAGGCATTTGCTGTTGGAACAGCAGTCGCAGCAGTAGCAATTGGTGGGCTAGCCAAAAAATCTGTCGAGGGATTTGCAGAATGGGAGCAGTTGGTCGGCGGTGTTGATACATTGTTTAAGAAGTCGAGTGACACAGTTCAGGCGTATGCGGCGAATGCTTATAAAACAGCAGGATTATCGGCAAACCAATATATGGAGACTGTTACAAGCTTTTCAGCGTCATTATTGCAAGGTCTGAAAGGCGACACTGAAAAATCAGCTCAATATGCTCACATGGCCGTTACAGATATGGCTGATAACGCCAACAAAATGGGTACTGACATTGCAAGGATTCAAGATGCCTACCAAGGATTCGCAAAAGACAACTACACCATGCTCGACAATTTGAAGCTGGGTTATGGTGGTACTGCTGGCGAGATGGCACGCCTGGTCAACGAAACAGGTGTGATGGGCAAGGGTTTCAAGGCGACGGCCGAGAACGTTAAAGATATTCCGTTCGATAAACTTATCGAAGCAATCCATAAAGTCCAGGAGAAAATGGGTATTACTGGTACGACCGCTAAAGAAGCTAGCGAGACTATTAGTGGTAGCTTTTACTCAATGAAATCGGCGTGGTCGAACCTTGTTGCTGGGTTTGGTAATGAAGACTTGGATCTGAGCCAGTTGATAAATAACTTCACAGGCTCGTTTGAGACATTTCTAAAAAATCTAACACCAGCGCTATCTAAAGCAATAGGCGGTATTGCGCAGGCTTTGCCGCAAATTATAACACAATTGCTGCCGTTGATTCCCCCAATTATGGGACAGTTATTGCCGGCTATTATACAGGGGATTATCATATTGTTGCAAGGATTAGTACAATCAGCACCACAGTGGATTGGTCAAATCGTAGCTATGGTGCCGGTGCTAGTTCAAGGCTTTATGCAATTATTTATGGCGCTTTTGCAAGCCGCACCGCAGATTATCGCAGTGATAACACCGATGATTCCACAAATCGTCGATAGCCTAGTCACAACACTAACAGAACCGACTATGCTGCAGGCGCTGATTATGGGTGCGATTCAGCTGTTCTTAGCCATAATTGAAGCATTACCTACAGTTATTAACGTGCTGGCCGACGCACTGCCACGTGTCGTTGACGCAATCGTTACGACACTGACGCAACCAGTAATGTTGCAGAAATTAGGCGAGTCTGCCGTCAAGCTGCTATTTGCGATGATTCGCGGCATCGGTAGTATGCTTGGGCACATTGGCGACGCGGCCTGGAAAGTAATCAATAAGATTGGAGAGGTGTTATCGCCGTCAACTCTGTGGAGCGTTGGAGAAAACTTCATTAAGGGATTATGGAACGGAATCAACAACGTTACTGGCTGGATTCTAGGTAAAATAAAAGGGTTCGGCAAGTCTGTACTTGATGGCATTAAGAGTTTCTTTGGTATCCATTCACCGTCGACTGTCATGGCAAAGATGGGTGGATTTTTAGGACAAGGATTTGCTAACGGCATCACTGACAGTGTTGGAGGTGTGTTATCAGCGGTCGATACGATGAACGGTGCGATTTCTGACAGAATGACAACTTCGCTGTCGCCTGATTTTAGTGTCTCTGGTAGTGGCAGTATCTCTTTACGGGCTGACGATATCTGGGGCGGCAAAAACAATGGCGGCTCTAATGATGGGTATCCACAAATCAATCAAACCGTCAACCTGACGAACGGCATTGACGTTGATCAATATAACCGCAGCCTAGTGCAGCAAATGAGGAGGGGCTAGATATGAGAACATATGACGTGCAAATCACCAACATGCGCACCAACGAGAGTGTATTTCTGGCGGGCAGCAAACAGGGGCTATCCCACCTAACGCCACCATTGAAAGGCTTTGGCGATCCTGATGTTCGCAATAGCCAGTATGTGTTCTCTGGTGCTGACGGCGGTAGCGTAGATGAGCAGTTCTATGGTGTGCGACAAATACCATTGAGTTTTTTTGTGGCAGTGGAGCACGACGGAGGACTTGCTGAGATGCACGCTGAGATGGCGAAAATTGCCAGAACCATCAAAATCCGCGACAAATTGCGAGTGCAGCTATTCACGCCAACCGGACGCGTCTATCAGACCGTCGCCAAACTGACACAGCCTCTTGATCCAAAAATTGAGTGGCCGCTCATTGCCGACTATGACATCGAGCTAGTAGCGGGTGACCCGCGAATGTATGACTATACCGACGGCGCAGCACAGCGAATCACGCTAGAGCGTCCACGTGACGGTGGTTTATTGTGGAGTCCTACAGGGCTACTTTGGGAGCGTGACGGCTTGCACTGGATATCTGGCGGGGGACTGAATCACGCCACAAATGATGGCAACACGTATGTTTGGCCGACAATAACAATTGCTGGCAAGGTCACCAACCCGACTGTGTCCAACCAGACAACTGGCGAGATTTTGACACTGAATATCAGCACAACAGACAGCGATACAATCGTATTTGACACATACAACCGAGAGGTGACTCTGAATGGTGTGGGTATCGATAATAACCTCACCAGCAGTCAATACTGGCGTTTGGTACCAGGGCTAAACGAACTGATTTTCAATACCTCGAACAGCACTGACACTGGTACGACTATCGTTGAGTGGTATAACGGCTATACAGGAGTCGCGTAATGGACGAGTACGTACCACCACGCTACACTATCGAGTTGTGGCACCGCGGCAAGACAAAGGTGGCTGACATCACCAGGCTTTGCCAAGACCTCGATTGGAGTATGACACGAAATGGCGTAGAGTCGCTAGACTTTAACATGTCAATGCCAGACTGGGAAGAGAAGTGCCGGCGGATTGGCGAGAATCCAAACACTATCTTGAAGCCATGGGTGAGCGACATAAGAGTCAAGCGTAACGGCGAGTATTTATTCGGTGCAGTGGTGGTAGAGGCGAACCGCAACCTCAATACCGACAACGCACGAGTGCTGGTGCAGTGCGACGGCTATTTGAATCTGATTGACGCACGGTATTTGAATGGACGCTGGAAAGGAATTGAGGCTACTGACATTGCCTGGGGTATCATCCAGGAGGTGCAGAATCGACCTAATGGAGACGTTGGCATAACTAGAGGCAGTAGACAGTACCGCACCGGTATACGACGCGACAGAATGGATGACTGGGAGGATATCAATGCCAAAGATGCGTTGGTGTCGCTAACGAATTTGCAGGACGGTAAGTTCGATTTTCGATTTACCTACGACCGCAAGTTTGAAACGTTCCAGACACTCGGCAATGAGCGGACAGACGTGACGGTACACTATCCTGATGACGGGCTGGGAATCGGTGCCATCAGGATGGAGCTGCCGCAGTCTGGAGCAAACTTGTACAACAACATCATAGGCAAAGCTTCTGGCATGGGCGAAGAGACAATTCGCTATAGTGCTGAGGACGTACTGAGCCAGCAGGAGTTTATCTTACGGGAGAAGGTGCAGTTGTACAACAGCATTAAAAATCTGAGTACGCTGGCGGGGCATTGCGAGGCTGATGTGGCGGTGATGAGCCGACTAGTCGACTTGCCGCGCGTCACAGTGCGTGGTACACAGTTTGATCTGAACAATATCGGCGTCGGTGATCGTATAGTTGTTGAGCAAAATAAGTATTCATCTTGTCCTTTGAGTGGCTACTATCGTATCGAGCAACTGTCGGTGAAAGTCGATGAGAACATGAGCGAGGAAATAACCTTAACGCTGGATAATTACGACTTATGAGCGAACGATTGAATCTAGTGGAGGAGCGGCGTGCCATTGGCAGATTGCGGGCACTGCTACGCGCCACCGAGCAAATGAAAGCCGCACAGAGAACCAGCAACAACTCCGGCATTATTTATTACGAAACGAAAAGTGCACAGGAATACGACGCAATGATACCTGTCACACATGACCCCGCTTTTCTTGGTGGCAGAATAATCAAAATTGAAACAACTTTCACCGCACGCAAACAACAGTGGCCGTACGTGCTGTTTTTGCCGCAGTTTTACGTCGGTGACAATCCTGACACGTTGGCGGGCGCGCAGATAATTGGCGGTAGCATCATTGACCAGAGCACCCCAGACATTAATAAGCTAGAGGTGCCATATCAGCTGGCGTTTAGCGCTAGCGCCACTATCGACAATCCGCCACAGGGCCAGACGAAATATGTGTACGCTAAGTGTGTTTTTTTGGGGACAGACAAGGGGTCGTTCAGTATGAAAGCGAGCCTGTCATGAATCGACTGAGTATGTTGCCTGAAAACCAACTGGCAGATATTTTAACGTCACTTGATCGCAATATCCGCGACCTAAAAACTAGCCAGGTGATGGCATCAAACGGGCTGGTGTTTTACGAGAGTGTCAGCAGCGACGAATGGGATTTCAATCAGGTAGCTAACGTGGTTGGCGGGCAGCAACAAGCCTCTGGCGTGCCATTTATCATCACGGCGACGGCAAAAAAGGATAAGACGTTCTTATTGGCTGATTTGATTATTGACAAGATGTTGATAAACAGTGCAGCACCAACGCGTATTGACATAATACCAATATCGAGCGACGTGCGGCATGTTCGCAGATGGTTTGCATACGCGTATGTGCGAAAGGGATTGAACAGTGTGCTGACACAGATGAAGTGTGCTGTGGTGGCAAACACCAACGTTGATTTAACCGTTGAAAGCAGGATGTTATGAGAATTAAAGATATAGATGGTGAAACGATGACAAGGATTATCACGCGATGTGAGCGTGAGATTGCAGAGATGAAAGCCGCGCAGCGTGTTGGTGCTGACGGTGTGCAGGTATTTCGCGTCAAGTTAGAAGCGGCGATCGACAAGAGTGATGCAACGTTTCTGAGGCGGTTCAAAATCGTATTTACGCCGAAATCCAGCACGTATCAGTCGGGCATGGTTTTTAAGCTGGTGGTCGGCAGGCGCAACAGTCATGGGTCGGGACTAGAGAATGTTACTCACTATTTCCAGCGCCAGCGAAGCAGTGGTGGTGTACAGACGTGGCTAAATATATCAGATTTCTTGGTCGACCTCGGCAGCAATACGTTCAAGATCTACGCGTTCGCTACGTCTGACGGCGAGATGAAGGTTGAGTATGTCTAATCTGTAATCTGGTAAGTGAGAATGAATAATAAACGAGATAATGAATCGATGAATCAAACACCCAAAACGGTGCGGGAATTGGGCATCATGATGACTGCACGAGACGATGTGCTAAACGAAAGGCTGGGTTCAATAAATGATAATGTGTCGCGGTTGGCAGAGTCGGTCAAGCAACTGGCTGAATCGAAAGCCGATGCTGAGGAACTGAAAGCCTTGATAGCCCGCGTGGAACTGATGCAGGGCAATTACTTGTCCAAGAGCGAAGCCAAGATTGGTGCTGGCGTAATGACAGCAGTAATTACTGTGATTGGCTTTATGGTCGATTTAATTGTGAGAGTCGTTAATAAACCGTAAATAGGAGGCAATAATGGCAGTCAGGCAAATTTACAATCCAAATCTAAACATCGGTGCGAGAAGCGGTTGGTGCTTGCAATACGTAGATGACGCGATTAGCTCACTAGCTCGCTCGCCAAACGCTCAAACAGCTTACTTAAACGAATTAAATGCAGGTCGCATAAACACAGGTCCCGCACCCGTTGGTGTTTGGGTGGTTGGATTTTTGGGCTTTTCAAGGGGTCAGTATACAGAAGATGGGCATGTATTCTTAATGCGAAAGCGCGAGGATGGCTCAATCGAAATCCACGATAGTGAAGTTCACAGTGGAGCGAGAGGGATTTATAACAGCATTGAAGAGCTTATGAATTGGATGGGAAACTATGCACCTGACTACCTCGGATATTCGTATTGTTGCGACGGCAGATGTATTGCTGAAGATTACGACGAAACTCAGCCGACAGATAGAAAAATGGAAGAAGACGGCAACGCTCGCGACGAAGCTAACACAAATTCAGCTATTTTTCAGGAATTGGAAAAAGGCGACGTCATTGCGATGAAAGGTTACGTTACGAATGGTCAATCAGTCGCTGGTGATACAGTATGGTATGTAACAGCTAGAAGCGGCAAATATATGAGTCGTCAGCTATTCGAGGACAAGGATTTACACGATTTGCCAGACCTGACACCTACATCAGAACCTCAACCAGAACCACAAGAAGATTACAGCAATATTATATTAGATGTCTCAAATTATCAAGACGACGCTATTGTAAATCATTTCAACAAGTTCGCGGGCGTAATCCTTAAAGCTGGTCATGTCGGACAAAGTTACGGCGGAGATGCGAATAAAATCGACCCTAAACTGGTCAAGTTCGCTAAAGCTGCGGGCGATAAATTACTGGGCATTTACTGGTTGCCTTATTTTTCAACCGAGGAAGAAGTAAAGACTGAAGCAGAGCGTTTTGTTGAAGCTCAAAAGCTTGTCAACGCCCCTCTGTTATTCGTTGACTTAGAGCCAGATTTCGGGGGAACGGTCGAGCAATTAAAGCTATTTAAGAACTTAGTCTTACAGAAGACAGGCAAGCAAGTGTTCACATACGCAGGTGAAGCTGTCATTAAGAAGCTAGGGCTAGACCGCGTTGACTGGTATCCGAACTACGGAGCTAAAGACAATTATGCACACGGTTCGCTAATCCATCAGTTTACCGATACCGGCAAAATTGATGGCTATGGTGGCAATCTGGATTTTTCGACGGCTAGAGTATCAATTGACGAGCTCAAGGCATTGGGTAAAATAACCACACCAACACCACCAGAAGAGCCAGAATCACCAAAACCAAGTGAAACGGATACAAAGCCATCTGAACCAGAAAAACCACAGGAAGTGCCAAATAATAAACCGAAGGAGGAAAAAATGGCAACACCAGTATTCGCCAAAGAAGACATTGAAGCAATCAAAAAAGTGACTGCCGAACAAGCTAACCTAGCACAGGGATTGGCTGAGACAGATGAGGCTCAGGAGATTATCAAAGGTATCAGTAAACGAACCAAGCTAGTTGTGTATATCATCGGTGACCTGCTCTTGGGTGCAAGTGCAATTGCACCACAAATAGCAATCGCTGTATTGTCTGGCGATCCATATGTCAAGATAAACGCTATCAGTGGTGCGCTAGCTACAGCTGGTCTATTCTTACTGACAATGTTTGGTATTTATAAAAACGGCAAGAATAAATAATCTAACGCTAGTTTATGAGCTGTTCGGAAATCCCGAACAGCTCTTTATCTGTGGAAAACTATAAAAAAGTTCATAAAATGCATACAAAATGCTTGCATTATATATATAACTTTGCTATAATTAAGACAGTCAAGCGAGGCACATTAACAATCAGAGGACATAACGATGAAACAAATTACAATCAAAGCCTTTATTGGAAGCAATAACAAGACTAAAAAACTTGAGGTCGACAAGATAATATCAACCGTAAACGCTAATCACGAAGCTTTCACTCTCGACTATCCAGTCATCGGATACTGGAGAGGTGAGGCAGAGGAAACAGCAGTACTCTATTTATCAGACGAACGTCAAAAGGTGATGGACACGCTCAACGAATTGAAGGAGGTGTTAGACCAAGAAGCGATCGCATACCAGATAGAGAATGATTTACAACTAATATAAAACTAACGCCTCGCTTGGCGCTAAGGTCCTCTAAAAAGAAAGGAAAGGTTATGCCAATAGTAAATCGAATTGTAAAAAAGAATGGCAAGATCATCAAATCTAAGGTTGAAATACCTACGCCAGTTTATAATGTACGAATCAAGCAGGAAGTATATGAACGACTTGTGGTTCTTGCTGCTGAAAATGGTCGCAGCATAACTGGTGAAATAAACTGGAGGCTTGAACAATCTCTTAAAAAGTAGTACTATGGCTGGGCGATTGTTGTAATTTGCAGTCGTCGTTATGTGAAGACACCTCATTTTCGAGGTGTCTTTTTTTTGACTGCTAATTCGACTGCTCGCCAATCGCAATCCAATTCACATAGTACACTCCCAAAAGTTGGGCGCCGTCGAATCGACGGCATCTAGCAGTAAATGACGTGTTCGTTACATTTACAGCACTAAAAGCACATCCGCCCCATGACGAGTTCGGTGTATCCGTCCAAGCCTCACCTGGGCTACCATATCCGCCAAAGCTACACACTACAGTCGGGATTGTCCCCGTCGTAAACTGTTTTGGAAAAGTGATTTGAATAGTTCCTTCAATCGCTTGAGCAGGAACGTTGAGCATCGCGACTCCGTGTTGAGTAATCGAGCTAGATGATTTGCTGGTGTTGTTTCTTTTTGACTGAATAAAATCAGACCATTTTAAGTGTCGTGGTAGGACTATACTATAATATAAATATGCTCTTGACGCTAAAACGAATCATTATTCGACTCTATAAAGAATATCGCTATATTTTCTACGGCAAATAACGTCAATATCTCCTAATCTGTACATTTATAATCAGGAGGATTCATATGGAAAACACTGAAAAAGTACAGAATTATAAGGGTGGCGAGATTCGCCGAACAGTTGACGGCTATTATATTTTCGTCAAAGGCGATGCGCACAGCGGTCCGTATGTGAGTATTTCGGCAGCCAAAGGCACGGCCGATACTACCGAGGCTGAGGCTGAGACACTAGCAGTAGAGTCTGTCGACGAGGTCGTCGAGCCAGAAGTTAAAAATATCAATGATAATGCTGAGTCTGAGACGGCCGATACTACCGAGGCTGAGGCTGAAAGCACTGACGAAAAATAACTATGGCACTAGGTTTTCCTAATAGCAACGGTGGCCGCACCACTGATAGCGCACTATTCCACGCGCTCGGCAATGCTTTTGTCGGCTCGTGGATTAGCGGCTTTAGAGTGCGTCAAGCCAATCCTGTCGGCATGAATGTGCTGATCGGCGGCGAGAGTGGTATACCTGATGATTTATTGGTACGTGATGCTATGTCGGCAACGTTTCCTGTGAGCAATCTAAGCACGCAGCCTGTTCAGGCGAGTGTTACCACAGCAAACAGCGCCAATCCGCGAATTGACGCAGTGGTGATTTACATCGACACAAACGTGGCTGCGTCGCAAGCTGTCGCCAACAATGAGAACCGCACAAAAGCCATTGTCGTACCAGGCACGCCAGCAACCAACCCAAGCGCACCAACGCCATCGCAAATCAAGGCGAAGATTGGTGCATCTAATCCATATGAAGTCATCGCTGAGATACGTGTAAACGCTGGCGCAACGACGATTCTTGACTCTGTTATCACCGATAGGCGTAATCCAGCCACGCTGGCTGACGGACGTATAAACAGAGGTGAAATGTTCAAGAATGGTGTGATTGGCTCTGCCGCACTTGGCAATGATATAGTCCTACCACGACATTTGTCTCCAGCAGCTCGCGGCGACCGCAGCACGTCAGAGGTCGACACCGGCATGAAGTGGATTGACGGCCGCACAATCTATCAGAAGACATTTTCAATGGGCGGCTTAAAGGCCGCTGGTAAGACAGTCGTACCTCACGGCATAAATAATCTTGACATGGTTATTAATATTCGCGGCATTGCAAAGGAATACAGTATTGGCGCGACAATTAACCTGCCACACGCCGCTGACCAGCAAGCTTATACGGTGACAGTTTACGCCGATAATAGCAATATCAATATCCAAACATACGCAGATCAATCCGGTTATAAGACCTCATTCGTGACAATTCAATACGTCAAAAAGTCTTAAACAGTACCGACTGCGATCCAACTTATGCCGTGATAAGCGCCGCCAAAAATGCCTGAAGTTGAAGCAGTGATAGTTGTGCCTGTCTGATTAAACGATCCACATTCAATATTTGTGCCAGCGCCGATTTTCTGATCAAAACTTGCAGGTGAGGTCGGCGTATTTCTTGTATACCCAATTAAAGTAGGGACAACGGCGTAAACCTCCTTGAATTTCTTAGGAAATGTAACCTGTACAGGTTGTTGTTTGCCTCCATTTCCGTAAAACGAGACCCAGCCAGACTGGATTATTAAATTACCAGAAATAGCTTGTGCTGAATTATTAGCACTGAAAGATAATAGGTCTGATGATTTCAAGTGTCGTGGTAGGACTATACCGTGTAACATTGTGAGTTTTCCACAGGGTTAATAGATGTGATGAAAAATATTGAAAAATCTCTGACTTTTTTCATAAAAAGTGTTGACATACGGCAACACGTTTGCTATACTTAAGACATGGTTGAGGGGCAACCAAGCAACAATTAACAATTCGGCGGCAAGAAAGAGAGTAAAAATGTTCAAATCAACCTTTCAGTTTTTCAGAATTAAAATCACTGTAAAATTGGAGATTGTAAATAAACGAAAAATCAAAACTAGAAAATAAAACCTAGAAAACACAAACACTAAAAAAATAAACAGCCCCTCAACCGCCGCCGCCAAGAAAGGATAAGAAAATGGCAACATTTACAGGGTGGTACTACACGGGCGACCAACCAACACAAGAATTCACTTTTGAAGCAGATAAGAGCTTGAGGGGTGATATAGAAGAACTTGAGACGGTTATGAGGAGAGAGATGCATAAACGATTCAGCAGAAGTACAGCGGAGAACGCTACAATCGAGAACATCAGCATCGAATTGGATGAAGAGGCTATGTTAGAGAATATCATTGAGACGGTGAAGGAGCTAGACAGATATGAGGATTATGAAGCGGTAGTAGATAACGGTACTATATTCTTTTACGATGATGATGAGCTGATAGAGGTGTTTAATGCTGGAGAGGCACTCAGAAACGCGGTAGAGCAGATTGAATCGAGTGGTAACGATGAAGCTGAAATTCGCTACGACGGCTTGAAATACTTTACTGTCAATGCTATTTATTAAACATTAACAGAGCCCCGCCCGAGGCATCGTATCGGGTAGAAAGGTAGAATGTGAAAAATAAGCACATACATATAAAAGTTTCAGAGAGCGATCACGAGATGATTGTCAAGCGTGCCGCCGAGTTGAATATGACAGTTAGCGAATATATACGACGATTGGTCGTTGCTGACGTTGCTGTTGCGGAATCTAATAAATAGTGATAAACTGCAAACGCATGGTTTGAACATCCATGCTCTCTTTCTGCCCCCTGAAAATGGGGGCGGATTTTTGTTGACAAAGCAAAATCAGTTTGCTACAATCAACGGTGAACGTACAGGATTTTCAGCCCGCCCAGATGCAAATCAGGGTGGGCTGTCTGTATCTAGCCTCAAAAAATTGTTATCAATTTTAGAGGCTATTTTTGTTTGTCAAGAGCAAAATGGCGTTTTGAGGGTAAAATGGGGAATATAAACATAGACGAGCGACGAGTTCAGAAAATGCAGCAGAGATTAGGCAAGGCGACAAAGCTAATCACCGACGATAACTATCTACCGATGTTCAGAAATCGCCAGATCAACTACGCAAAAGAATTTGATTATTCGATTAAGCTGGCAAAACGTAAACGAAACCCACGTAAATATTTTGCGTTTATTTGGTCGAGTGCTAATCTGGCAAAGACGGTGGATTGGTTGCGCAAATTGATTGCTCAGGCGAAAGCTAAAGTGGCAGAGGAGCGTCACAAGCAGAAAATGCAAGAGCAGGTAGCCTTATCGATCAATATTGACGGATTAGATAAGTTAGCGCAGATGAAGCGCAGCTACAATTTGATAACGTAACAATCACTGCTAACATTTTGACGTCGCTCGCGTAGCGGCTTGTTTGCGTTTGCTTGTGTGCAAATATTATGCAATAATCCTAGATATATGCGAGTATTTGGGAGTTTTGTGTAATGGAAGCGGCCGTTTGGCCGTATTTTTTATTCAAATTAACGCAAATCCGCCCGCCGCCGCCCATTTTGATAACAGAATTATCAAAAAATTAAATGTGAGGGTTCTATATACAATTGAGCTTTTAGAGGTTCAATATAAACATTCTATATAGAACTGGTTTTTTAAGTGGAGTTAAAATCATGACGAAAAATACAATTATGCCAATCGAGCGAGCTTTTGACGAATATCTGGAGTACTGCGAGTTTACGCGCCGGATGAGCCGCCAAACATTGAGTGCTAAGCGGTGGGTGATGCGAGATTTTAGAACTAGCGTGCCAGCCAGAAGTCTGAGCGAAATTACGACGCAGCAGGTGAACGACTGGATTACAGAGCAGGCACGGCGAGGTCTGAATAGCCGGACTATCAATACACGAATTTGTCATGTGGTGGCAATGTTCAGATATTTCAGAGATATGGGCGTGGAGATGCCTGAGCTGAAAATCCGCCACATCGTCAAACAAAAAGAGACCGAGCCAATCCGCCGCGTTTTCTACACGAGGGAGCAAATCGAGCAGGTGTTGAGTTATTGCAATCAGATACAGTGGCTACTGATTAAACTATCGTTTGACTGCGGCTTGCGAATCACTGAGCTGCGGAACTTAAGGCTAATGAATATCAGCGACAGAATGATTGTATTTACTGGCAAGGGTGCCAAACGGCGAGAGGTACATATGAGTCGAGAAGCTCGCGAAAGATTGACGCAGTGGATCGTTAGTCAGCGTATTGATGATTATTTGTGGCAGAAGTCGAGCGGCACACTACTCAGCGTCGAGGAGCTACGGCATTTAATGCGTCAGCCGTTCTATCTGGCTGGATTTCGCAATTTTCACCCGCACGCTTTGCGGCACTCGTTCGCTACAGACATTCAGCGAAACGGGGCGACACTTATGGAGTCACAGGAGATGCTTGGTCATTCAAACGCGGTGATTACGCAGCGATATTTGCATGGATTGGACGGCCAGATGGCAGCGTGCTTTGAAAGATTGAAATTTAGCGCAACATCATAACAACAGAGGTAATGGTGCGGACTTCTCCACAGTTTTCGTATCATTTTTGCCCATTTTATAACGCAAGCGTATTGACAGAACGCTTGCGTTTTGCTATACTGAAGACAGTTCAGATGAGCGGCGACCGTCGCCATCAACGGCCTTTAACATCACTGGAAAAAACAAGATTCATGGTTGAGCGGTTTGCTATATCATGTAATATTTTTCAGTGATATAATTATATCACGAAATAATCTTACATGATATAAACAGCGACTACCTCTGTTAGTCAAATCTATCGACCATGAATCGACTTCGCGTCGATTCTTTTTTTATTTGACGTAAAAATGAGGCTAGAAATCCTGTACGTTCAGCATTTGTAGCTTCATCAAACGTCAGAGGTATGTTTTTGGCAAAAACGGAGAGTTGGCTAGGAATAATTAGCAACCACGTTCAATTTGCCAAGATGTACAGGCGAAGATATCTAACAAGTATGAGAGTGACTGCGAGCACTCTTGCACGTAAAACGAAAGGAGCTGAAAAATGGCAGCGAAAAACAAACAGATCAAAAGAATCATTAGCTGGGTAGTTGGTTTACCGGCGGCGCTAATTGCAGTCAGCGAGCCAACAGACTTGCGCCTCTGGTGGGTGCAGTTCGCGGCAATCGCGGTGCTGGCGGTCGTATTGTTCGCCAACGGCGTGTTTGACGAAACTATCCAAGAATTAAAATCGCGAAAGGAGATTTGGCGATGAAGATACACGTAAACGTGATACCGTCACCAGCTGAACTGGTGACGGTACATAAGCGCGAGCCTATCAATAGGGTGATTGACAGGCTGCGCAAGTTGGACGACCGTGACTTCGACAAGTCGGTCAAAGCAGCGAAGTGGTTGCGGATTTTCGACAAAGGAATGAAGTGGATTGAGGGTAAGTTTTATGGACGAAAATAGCTTGTTTGAAAAATTAGAAAACCTAATCGATCCGACATTTCTCGATCGTGCTTTGGCGGGGGAGGCGTAAGTGGAAAAGCCTATTGAAAACGTCAACCACTGGTCATACTCATCAGCTAAAAACATCTATCACAGCGGCATTGACTACGCTGTAGGATTGAAGCTTGGACTGATCGAGAAAACCTACGGCAAAGCTGTAGATATTGGCAAATTGGCACACGCTCACCTACTTGGCGGCGAGCAAGAGTTCGTAGTCAAGCAATATCCAGACTATCGATCTAAAGAGGCGAGAGAATGGCGCGATGCACAGACATTGCCAATCATTGACGAAGCTGAGTTTGAGACGATTTGCACAATCGCCGAACGAATCAAAAGTCACCCGTTGGCAAATCAGCTGGTGCTTGGCGAGAATGCTCGCCATGAGGTTGAACTCAAAGCCAAAATCGAGGGCAAAGACTGGGTTGGCCGAGCTGACGTCGTTGGCGTTCAGGGCGACGAGATTAAGTATTGCCTTGACGTCAAAACCACCGCACGGTTTGACGATTTTAAGTGGGAAGCACGTCGAATGGACTACGATTTGCAGGCGGCACTTTATTCACTGATCGCTAAGTGCGAGAGTAAAGAGTTCTTCTGGGTCGTGGCTGAGACAGTCGCACCATACCGCGTCGGTGTCGCTACAGCATCGCCAGAGTTCATCGATAGCGGATTTGTGAAGCTAGAGCGAATCGTTGGCGAGATTAAACGTTTTGATAAACGAGCTGGTAAAACAGACCTCGAAAAGGTCAACTTTAATATAAACGAAACCATGGACGACATTCTCGTCCTTGGAGATTGGAGCTAATAGTGACAGAGACAGCTATTCAAAAAGCAAGCAACACACCGCTGACCTTGCAGCAGTTAGTGAAGTCTGACGCGATCATAAAGTCGGCAGAGCGGACACTTGGAGATAAGGGTAGGCAGTTTCTGACTAGCGTGCTAGCGCTGGCAAACAGTAGCCCAGAAATCGTCAAATGCGACCCGATGACAACATACAACGCATGTCTGACAGCAGCGACACTTGACCTGCCAGTCAATCAAAACCTAGGCTTTGCTTACATTGTGCCGTACCGAAACAAGGGAAAGATGGAAGCACAGTTCCAGATGGGCTGGCGAGGATTCGTTCAGCTAGCAATGAAAACCGGACAGTTTCAGAGCCTGGGAACACGAGCGGTTTATGAAAATGAACTAGCTGGTGTAGATAGTTTTACAGGCGAGCCGAAGTTCAATTTTCAAGCAAAGAAAGAAGGTAAAGCTATTGGCTATATGGCGTACTTTATTTTACTGAATGGCTTTCGCAAAGCCGAGTTCATGAGCAACGAGGAGATTGAAGCCCACGCCAAAAGGTATTCAAAAAGTTACAAAAGTGGCTATGGGGTTTGGAAAGACAACTTTGACGCGATGGCGAAAAAGACAGTCTTAAAACTGCTCTTAAGCCGCTACGCACCGCTGAGCGTCGAAATGCAAACGGCGATCGTCGAGGATCAAAAAGTCAATGACGAATACGCAGACAATAAACCAGGCTCATCACTAGAAGTCGAAGATGCTGAAGTAATTTTGGAGGAAGACGATGGCAGCAATCAATAACGTAACTCTAATCGGCCGTGTTGTCCGCGACATTGAAGTCAAATCGACAAATAGCGGTAAGTCCGTAGCCTCATTCGCACTAGCGGTTGACGGCTACGGCAAGGACGCCGACGCCAGTTTCATCGATTGCGTGGCTTGGAATAAGGCAGCTGAACTGTTGGCAGAGTACGCACCGAAAGGCAAGCAAATTGGCATAACCGGCAGATTGCAAACACGAATCTGGGAGAAAGATGATATCAAGCGTAAAGCCACTGAAGTCATCATCGACCAGTTCCAGTTCTTGAGCGACGCAAAGGGCAGCGGCAATAGCACTGCACCGGCGACGGAGAGATATGCCGAAGAGGACGCCAAATCGGCAAATACAACGACTAATCAAGCAGCGAAAGCAACCGAGGATATCGAACTCGACGCGCCGATTGATTTGAGCGAAATACCATTTTAATAAGTGAAAGGAGAGCCATGGCAGGAACGGAAGCGGGCGGTAAGAAAGCTGCCGCAACAATTCTCGCGAAAAACCCAGACTTCTACCGTGAAATTGGCAGAAAGGGTGGATCTAGATCAAGAGGCGACAAAACAGGCTTTGCGCTCAATCGGGAGACAGCTCGGATTTGCGGCCGAATCAGCAAACGTCGACCTAAGCAGGATACTGAGCTGGCTGAATTCGAAAAAACCGCACAGTACGGCAGATGTAGTATGTGCAATTTAGCACTCGTTAAATCTGATGCAGAGCGAAAAGACTATCCAGACATGCACGAAAACTGTATGTATGAGAGGTTTGGAGATTGAGGAGTCGTGACTAAAAAAGAACTTCGCAAGAAGCAGCGCCGCAAGCGTAATAAACTGGAGGCTACGTAATGTCTCTGATGAATTGCACATTCACGGTTCGCTGGAGCGACGAGAAGAACAAGCCGCACGCAAAGACCTACGCCACCGAAGCCGACGCTAAGCGCGCCAAGAAATGGCTGCTGGAGCACGGCGTTCGGAGCGTGGACATTGCGGTCAAGATAAATAATAAGCCAGCTGGTAGTCTGAAGGATGACAAACAGTCTGAGACTGAAGCTGAGCAGAAAGGATTTTGGTGGGAGAAGTGATTGACGACAATCAATTCGACATATTCCAGTGGGCGAACTGGGCTGATGCTAATAAGAAAGATCTGCTCATCGACCTGTTCATTTTCAATAAAAACTTTACGCCATACGTGTTACCACTGAAAACATCGACCATAGAAGACCAAATGCGATCGCTATTTCTTTACGACATGATCAATTTTGTGGAGACTGGAGCAGCTGTCGGACTGTATATCAGGGACTACGCGACAAACGATCAAATGGAAAATGTTTTGCTATACAGCGAGCTTGAGAGCATCCAGCGTGCTGAGACACTCGTTTATTTTCTTGGAGACGATCGTATCTCTGAGTTCAATGAACAAGAACACGAGCTGAAGCGTATGCACGGTATTGTAGCACGTTTTAGCGATGTAAAAGATCCAGACAAGACCTTTTACATCGCCAAACAGCTGCAGCGGTCGCAGATTTTGAGCGGGAGTCTCACGTGGCAAGTTAGCGGTAGCGACTTTGGCGAGCTTAATGCCGACGCAGCGTTCAAAATACCAGCAGACAACCAAGTGTTGATTGCTGGTGGCAAAGTGTTTGCGTTTAACCCTAAAAAGTTTGTCAATTTGTTCAAGCAAGATCCATCAAGTGATATCGCAGCCAAGCAAATTGCCAAGCACCTAACGGAGAAGTTTGCGTTGTCATTCCCAGAGGGGTTGTCGCTAGGTGAACTAGCTGACAATAGCAGGTCATTGACCGACACATTGCTAAAGCTAGACGTTGAACATCTACCAGACCAACAAAGAGTCATTGATCACGCTGACGAGATGAACTTAGCGCTCATGACAGACAATAACGACGGCATTATCATCATGGACAACCGTGACGCAATGATGTTCGTCAATATTCTGGCCGACAATTATGTCGATAGCAATCTGACCGGATCGCACTATCTCGCAACCAGTAAGAAGCGGATCGATGGCGACTCGCAGATGAACATGAACATATAAACGCCGTTTACCAATGACCTGTCACACGTCAACAAACTGGGCGAACATTAACATCAACCGCATAACTGGCGACATCAATTAAAACAAATTAACCACGTTAGTGCTATACAAATGATGTTGCTAAATGGCTATATAAGTGGCGGAATAGGTAGACGCTCACAAGCAGCAGGTTAAGGGTTTATGGATAGCCGACCCAAAGAAACCAAAAGTACCGTATGAAAAATAGCGCAGCTGCTCGGAAATTGTGATGTGACTATACGAGTAAAAATCCCCTCTGGCTGGTAAGAATATGAATGCCTAGCACGTTCTGAAGGTTATGGAGCTAACGCGAGATGAGAACTCCTCGGCAAATCATCACCTTATATAGCCAACCAGTTATGCGGTTGAATTAAATAATGAATGGATGGTATGAAATATGACAAACGACAACACAGTAGACGAGCGAACGCTAAAAATAGTTGAGCTCGCTCGAACTGGTATAGGCGGCGAGAAAGAAGCCGCCCAACGTATCCTACAGAGGATTTGCGCTAAGCAGGGGCTATCGTATGAGGATCTGATCAACGATACCTCAGAAAAATGTAGCAAACACCTAATCGTAACGGGCAAACTAACCAAAAACGAGCAAACAATAGCGGCGCAGGTTATATACAGATTTGCAACCAGTAAAGAACACCCAGACTTATGGATATCAAGGAGCAGGCGCAACCATGTCCTTAAGGGCTTTATAGCCGTATGCACCCCGGCTCAGGCAGCGGAGACGCAATACGCCGTAGATCTATTCCTAAGAGCCTATCGTGCAGAGCTAAAGCGGATACAACGTGAAACCAATATCGCATTTGTAATAAAACATAGACTATTCGCACAGTACGAGGCAGAAGGCGATAACGACGAAGAATTAACAGAAGAAAAACGTGCAGAGCTAACCCGAGCCCAACTAGCTAGCTACAATATGGCAGAAGTGCCTATGTATAAAGCAATAGAACAAGGCAATACAAGACAGGGTGAATAATTGACAAACGGCTAAATGTCAACTAAAACACCATTTTACTTTAATTTGAAAAATGAATGTAAAGTAAATTGTTAATTTTGTGGACATAAGAAAGGAGATGTCAATGATTTACGAAGTAGAAGTTAGACAAACCGTTATAGGCAGGAGCGAGAATGAAAACTGATTTTAGTCCATCTAATAGTAGTTGGAGTGACGTAGCTATTGCCACAATAATAACTTTAGCAATTGCGGCTTTATTTGCACTGCTTATTGCTTGGCAATTTCAAATGTCCGAGCAAGAACTTCAGAACATAAACACTGAAGCTCGCTGCAAATCAGCCGGTGGCGAGATGGGCTACTCAAAATGCTACAAGAATGGAAAGGAAATCTAAATGAAAATCATAGCGGAAAATCCAGCTGAAGAAGCCCTGCTGTGGCGCATTAAAGCCCTGAGTGACGAGCTGGTCAATCAAGACAATCGATCCACTAATATGCCAGTATGGACGATCCTAGATAATAACAAAGCCGGCAAAGACTATGGCGCGGTCATGTACTTTACTGACAAAGCCGCCGAGCGGCACATCGACGAAAACGATCATCATTACAAGAATCCAACGACATGTGTTCGTAGCGCTCACGACAACCGAGAGCTGAAAGATGTTGTTCACCTGCTCATTCTAGCTGGTGGCAATGAAATACCAAGTAACCATTATGGGGTTCTAAGAGATGCGTGAAATTAAAACCACTGAATTACTAAAAATATTACCTCAAAAACCAGCTTTCGGCGATAAATCTGGAATGACGCGGTGGCTGTTTTTTGTGAAAAGAGACAACCAATGACAATTGATGAAATCTTATTCGAACAATACCTGCTCGGTCGAGAGCATGAAGCTATGTTTCAGCGTGGTGAGAAACGTGAGGTTGGTGGCGAGATTGCAAAAGCAAAGAAACTTATTCTGGAAAAGCTAAATGAACGACATGCACAGGGTGTAAGAATCGGCAAATCTATAGCTAGGAAAGAAGCATCTAAAGAAGTTTGTAAGGCGCCAGAGTGTAAACTTGATACACCAGAGACATCGGTCGAGTTAAGAAATTTATGAAACGCAAGATCAAAGGACGCAACTACAAAACGCCGACACCTAGAGTTTATAGCATAAAAGAAACTCGCTCGAAGCAATTTATCCGTAAACAGCTGATAAACAAAAATGGGGCAGTCTGTGCAATATGCGGCAATCCAATTGAAACAATGAAAGATTGTACCGTTGATCACATCACACCAATCAGCAAGGGCGGCTTGACGACGATTGAGAATTGTCAGTTGGCACATAGAAATTGTAATTTAAGTAAAGGTAATAAGGAGGCTTAAAATGGGGCTGATTAGAAATATTAAGGCGATGGCTGATGTGCGCAAGCGAGAGCAAGATGTACTGGCATCGAAATGTACAATAAAAATCGGCGACAGAGTGGCGTTTGCTCGAGATATTGATAAAGACGGCAGGGTAGTAGTGGGCATAGTTGTTGGATATAAGAATGGTGTGTTTGTGGTTGAATACGACCCGCAGCTCATCGTCGGCAATACTATTCAGTATTTTACTAAAAAATCTTACGAGCTGATTTTAGTCCATGACGCGAATAAATCAAGCTAGCTAAGCCATAATAGGCGCAAACGTCAATGATATGTGTGCACCTAAAAGGTTGACTGAGGCGGCGGAAATAATACGCCGCCTCTTTTATGTTATAATAGCCATAGAATTGCGGATCGAAAGAGCCGCTTTTTTATTTGGAGAGATTATTATGGCAGCTAGAAAAATGACGCGCAAGAATAGGCGAAATAGCAAGCAGGCTAATCGCAAAAACTCGAAGCAACAGCTCCGCGGGATTGTTAAGGATAAGCCAAAAAAGCCGCCTGTCAAGCCGTTAGAACAAACTGAACAGCCAGAGCCAGGTCAGCCAACGAAATACAAACCAGAATATTGCCAACAGCTCATCGATTATTTTTCAATCAAGCCGCTGGAAGTCATTAGAGAGCAGGAAATAATTGGCACTGAAGGTGGCAAATACGTATCGCGCCGCCTGCCACAGCGTTTTCCGTGGTTTGAAGGCTTTGCAAGGAAAATCGGCGTTCACCGCAACACCCTAAAGAACTGGTGTAATGAATATCCAGAATTTGCCGACGCTTACGAGACTGCCAAAGATTTACAGCGAGAGTTCCTTGTGGACATTGGCTTGAGCGGTGCCACGTCGGCGAGCTTTGCTATCTTTACTATGAAAAACGTCTGCGGCTGGCGGGACGAGCGAGACCTGAAGCTGAGAAAAGCGAAAGAGGAAGGCGATATTGATGACGACGAGCTCAAAGCAGCAATCTTTGAATAACCTTACCAGAGCAGATATTTTGCGGCTTTGCGATAAGTACTGGAATACTGACCGCGACAGGCTACGACGCTATCTACTGGCAATATTCAAGCGGCGGGAGAATATTCATTTATTCGGCTGGTTCATCGCACGGCCATACTTTCCACTAGAAACACCGCCGTTTCATAAAGAGATATTAGATCTGATCAGTAATAAGGACAACCGGCGAGTTGGCGTTATTGCACCACGTGGACATGCTAAATCAACGACAGTGGACATGACGTATCCACTGTGGGCTGGTTGCTTTAAGCAGGAAGAGTTCGTAGTGATAATCAGCGATACGTATACACAAGCAGCTGAGTTCATCAATGCACTGAAAGATGAGTTCGAAGACAATCCGAAAATCAGATGGCTATTCGGCGACATGAAAGGTGACGATTGGCAGGATGGTGAATTTGTATTGAGCAACGGCATTAAGTACGCCGCCAAAGGTTCAGGCATGAAAATCCGTGGTATTCGCCATAGACATACCCGACCAACGCTGATGATATTTGACGACATCGAGAACGACGAAAACATCAAGAGTGCTGAGCAGCGCCAGAAGTTGTATCATTGGTTTACCAAGGCAGCTATACCAGCACTGGCAAGAGGCGGGCGAGCTGTTATTATTGGCACGATTCTTCATTTTGACAGCCTCGTCAATAAGGTGATGAAACAGCAAGACGTATTTAAGAGCTGGCAAACGCGGGTGTTTTATGCAATCACCACCGAGGAGGACGGCACAGAGCGGGCTTTGTGGCCGGAGCACCGCAGCCTGGAAAAACTACGAGCTATGCGAGATGACCCGAGCGATCAGGAGTTCGTTGGCAGCATTGCTTTTGCGCAGGAATATCAGCACAAGCCGTTCAGCGAAGAGGACGCTATCATCAAGCCTGATTGGATTAAGGAATGCGAGCCGAGCCAGGTGCCAGATGAACACTCAAGGATAGCACGAGTGCTAACAATCGACCCCGCCGCCAGCGAACGCCAGACTGCCGACCCGACAGCTATGGGCGTTGCCGACCTGTACGCAGACGGCAACGTTTACATACGTGCAATACGCAACCAACGAACCTCGCCAAGCGTAACTGCTAATACGGTTAGAGAGCTTGATGAAATATACAAACCGCAAGTTATCGGTATAGAAGAGGGCGCGCTAGGGCTGGTGTTTCGGGATTTGCTGGCGGGACTACCTGTCATTGGCTTGAAGCCCGATAAGGACAAGGTGCGGCGACTCTTAGCTGTGAGCCGATTCTTTGAGGCAGGCAGGATATATATCGTAAAGGATATTCAGAATGGGCAAGCGTTACGCGAGCAGTTGATTGAATTTCCGAAGGGCACACACGACGATATGGTGGACATGGTGGTTTATGCGGTGCGGTTGCTGTTGGTGGAGGGGATGAATCAGGTGTCAAGTAAAGATTTCCAGACCGCTGGTGATTATTACGACGAGCTAGATGACGATGAGTGGTCGGATTAAGTATAAGTATGATATAATCAGGGTAAGTATATACGACGCGCGAAAGGCGTCGTATTTTATATGGAGAAATTATGAAGCTGGTAAACTTGAGCGGTAAGAATAACGATAAAAGCACAGGCAGACGACTACACGAGATTGGTAGTGCTGGCACTGGTGTGTTTACGGACTACGAAGCCGAGAAGATGAAGCTAAACCGCCCGAGGAAAATTACTGACTATCGAGATATGCTGCGTGATGGTACGGTGGAAGCGTTGTTCAATATCTTAACCATGCCGATTTTAGCAAGCGAGTATGATATTAAGCCTGCTGACGAAAGCACTGAAGCGAAAGTACAGGCAGAGTTTGTTCGAAATAATTTATTAAGCGAGAGTTACAAAGGCGGCATCGAAACGCCGTTTGATTTATTCCTTGATCAATCAATGATGGCGCTGGTTGACGGCTTTCAGGTGTGGGAAAAGGTATACCGGCTGAATAATAATCGCTATGAGTTAAAGAAGCTGGCGCTACGCGATTCGAGGAGTGTAGAGATTCTAAGCGATTTGAAGGACGGTTATCAGGGAATTAAGCAAACGCAAGAAGACGGCTCGACGGTGGATATTCCAGCTTACAAAACGTTCCTATTTACACCAGGAAAACGATACGATCAGTATTATGGACGTTCAATATTTACGGCACTTTGGCGAAACTACGACAAGAAGTGGAAGTTGGAATACCTGGATAGCATTGCTTTGCAAAATGACGCTATCAAGCCAAAGGTACTGAAAAATACTGGCGACACGCTTGCAAAAGCTGATGACAAAGTAATGTCGAAAGTATTGAATGTATTAAGTCGTTTAGGCAAGGTCAATTCAACGGCGACTTTGCCGCCAAATTACGAACTTGAAGTGTTGAACTCTGAGGGACGCGATCCTCACCAATCGATTGAGCGACAGAACTCTGAAATGGCAAGAGTGTTTCTGGCTAACTTTATGCTGTTAGGCTCGCAGGGGACGAGCTCGACTGGTAGCTTTGCATTGAGCGATACGCAAGCAAAGATGTTCCGTATGAGCCTAGAATCCGTCATGAATAAGCTGGCGGCTCACATTAACCAATACATCATCGCTGATTTGATTGATATCAACTTTAGCGAACCACGCTATCCAGTTTTCGCATTCGAGAAGCTGGACAATGAAGTGGTTGGTGCGATATTTAACGCCTTTACGACGATGATTCAGAAAGACCGCATGTCTGATGCAATGGCGAGTGAGATTGAGGACGCAACAGCGACGAGGCTGGGCTTTGACGTGGAGAAGATTAAACAGCGACGCACCGAGCAGGCTGAAAATACTGAAAGCAATGCCGGCAAGGAGAAAGAGGCTGGCGGTACGCCGACTGGTCAACGAACGATGAGCGATGATCACAAGCATGAACCGAGCGAGAGCCTGAAAAAGCTTGACGCCAGATGGCAGGAATTAGAAAAACGTTTTTTAGACCAAATCCGCCCAGTTTATGAGACTGTGGCGGAGGAGGTCAGTCAGGAGGTCGCAAAATCAAAGCTGGTGAGCGACATTGATGCGGTGGTGTTTCCAGTGGAGTACCGCCGAACGTTGGTGTCGTTCTTTAAGCAGGGGTATCAGATTGGAAAAATCAGTGCTAGCGATGAAATGGGTAAGCCGGCTGCGAAGAACGGCAATGATTTAACCAAAGCGGCAGTTGAGTATATCAACTGGATCATTGAAAAGCAGCAGGATGACCTGACTAATTACGCTAAAAGCCTGGTGATGGATAGAGTGGTACTGGATGATGAGCCGATTGATTACAGTGCTGAGGTTCTGAAACTGATTCTGGCGTGGTTTGCGACAAAGCTGATGGATACGGCGTCGTACGCAATCGCACAAGCGGTCAATTCCGGGCGTAATTCAGTATGGGACGATGACGATGTATTGGAGTTTTCGGCAATTCTGGATGCACGAACGTCGCCTGGCTGTAGCACACTGGATGGCAAGGTGATGACGTGGAAGGAGTGGCAGACATATCCTGAGTATATTCCACCGCGGCATTTTAATTGCCGATCAACCTTTACGCGGCTACTAAGCGACAATCCGGAGGATGAGATAAACCCGCCGAACAACACGCAGATGCGCAACATTGAGAAGATTCAGAGAACGCCGAAGCCGCAGTTGATTGAAGAGAACCCATACATGGCACAATACACCAAGGCGGAGCTGTTGAGCGTTGAAACTTACAAGGGCAATGGGTTTATAAATATCAATCAGGCGTTATTGGGTCGCCAGCCGATGAACGAGTATGCTGAGGCTGACATTAAGCAGTTGGATAAGGCGATTAGGAAGACGAAGCTGGAGAAGGACGTGGTGTTGTATCGTGGTATCGGGCTAGAATCAAAGTTGTCGGTTAATGATATTGTCGATAATCCTAATTTTCTTTCTACATCCACCAGTCAGGATGTGTCAATAGAGTTTGCGCAGCAATCTGATGCGAATAAATACGTATTTATTTTTAAGGCTCCAAAAGATATGCCGTATTTGGATATGGAGAAAGTGCTAGCAGATAATGGCGTTACCTCAATGATAAATGAGGGCGAATATCTGCTATCCAGAGGCAAGAAATTTGTTGTAAAAAGACTTAAGAAGTTGGATAATGGAATTATCATGGCTGATGTAGAGATGACGAAGGACACTAAATACCTCGCTGATGAATCAGAAGACTTGCTGACTGATGAAATGATGACTAGTTTGAATAAGACAACCAAGGAAGTTGAGAAGCGCCTCGCCGATCCAAGCTACAAACCGAGCCGAGCAGTTCAACGGATGCACGCTATTTGGAAAATGGATTCTGAATACCTAGACGAACAGCTGGAAAAGCAGCATAAAAACAAATAGTTTTGCTTTAACCACAAGTATGATATAATACGACCAGTATATGCGACAAGCGAGTTTGTCGCATTTTCTTTTGGGGCAAATTTCTCTTGGGGTGTATCGGGAGAAATAATATGTTTACAGTTTCGACAAAGACAAGAGACAACATCCGCCTGAGCGACGAGGGTAAGAGCGAGTACAAGCGATATTGGAAGCAGCTTTGCCCGTATGGAGAATGGATAGACCCAAATGATTGGGATAATTCGAAGTTAGTTATTGACAAGAATCTAGTTGATCAGTTGGTAAAAAACTTCAATGACAAGGTTTTGGACTACGTGCCAGTGCCACTAGGACACCCGTATGATAGCTCAAGCCTGGCAAGCCTTAATACTGGCGAATTGTTAGAGCTGGAGGCGCGAGAAGACGGCTTGTACGGTTTGATAGAAATTCGCGACGATGCAGTTGCCGATAAAATCGACAAAAACCTGATTCCAAACGTGTCAATGGGTATGGATTTGCAGTATAAAGACAAGAAAGATGGCTCACTCAAGGGTGCGGTACTCCAACATGTAGGGCTAGTGACCGACCCATATCTCAAAGGTATGCACGCCTTTGAGCCGGCGCTGTCTGACATGTCGCAGGCAGCCATTGTGCTTAGTGATTCATCTAATAACAAGAGAGAGGAGAATGGGATGAATAAGGTAAAAGTAACTAACGACCATGATTTTGACGTCGAGGTGAAGTGGCAGGAAGACGGTGAGGAGAAGACCGCAACCGTCGCCGCTGGTGCAGACGTTGAAGTTCCTGAAGATCAGGAGGAAGCGGTAAAGCAGCAAATCGCTGACGCTAAAGAGCCAGAAGATAAAGACGAGGACAAGTCTGGAGGAGATAACCTATCTGATAAGAAAGATTTGTCTGATGAGCAGAAAGCGCTTGAAGCTGAGAAAGCTGAGTTGGCTCGGGAAAAAGCCGAACTGGCAAAGCAGAAGCGAGAGCTATCGGAAAAGCAGGCTGAGGCTGAATATGAGAAGCTGCTTTCTGAGGGTAAGCTTGTCCCGGCTCAAAAGGAGAGCTATTTGGCACTATGTGCTGCCAAAGATACCAAGGTGCAGTTATCTGACAAGAAAACCAAGTCTGTTGATGTGTTATTATCGGAACTCTTTGCGGCAATGCCGGCAATGCGGCTATTGAGCGAAGATGGCGGTGAAGGCGGCAATGGAAATGGTGATGAAGTTCAGCTGGACGACTCCGATAAAGCAGACATCGAGCGGTTCGGACTGAATGAAGAAGATTATAAAGAAGTAAAGCGTGAGAAGGAGAATCAATAATGACATTTCTACGACAAGACGGCGATTTGATTTCAGCTCCATTCGGTAGCAATGTGATCAATCGCGGACAACTAGTTACTGTTGACGCTAGCGGTAACGCTAAGGCAGCAGAAGCTGGAGTAAAACCATTCTTGGGTGTTGCTATGGAAAACACCAGCAACTTAATTAAGGACGAGGTACGCGTTTATCGAACTGGTGTGTTCCAGCTGGCAATCGACGCAGTAGCGGCTGCTGATTTAGGTAAGGCTGTTGCTATCGCTACACCCGACAAAGTAACAACAACCGTCAGTAGCACCGCACCGGCAATCGGACAGATTGTTGAAGTTATTGATAATAAAACTGTAGGCGTTCGCCTGAGCTAAGAAAGGAAGACGAGATGGACTTAAGAGCAATGCTACAAAAGCTTGATACCGCCATCAAAACGGTATACAAGACTACTAAAAAAGAGTACAAAGACCCTCTGCAGGGCATTTTGTACGATATCACACCAGTGACAGGTGCGGTTAATAACATCGTAACACTTAACAGCGTGCCTGGCATGCGTGAGTTCAAGTCAGAGCGCAAACACGGTGTGGCTGACAACACCGTTCACACGATTGCACCACGCAAGTGGGAATCAACTCTGGATGTTGAGCGCGAAAAGGTTGAGGATGACGATCTCGGTCAAATTCCAAACCAGACCCGTGTGATGACCACCAAAAGTGGTCGCCATTACGGCGCATTGGCTGTGGCAGCACTTCCTGTTGGTTTTACCGCTAATTTGAGCGACGGCAAACCGTTCTTCCACGCTGACCGTGGCAACTTGGTTACTGGCGCGTTCAGTGCCGCAACGTTTAGTAAGGCTTTTGATGCTTTGGTTGGCATGAAGGACGCAGCTGGCGACCTTATCAATCCAATTCCAACCCACTTGATCGTTGGCTTGGAAAACCGCGAGGAAGCTGAGAAAATCTTGCTCCGCGAACGCCTGGATAACGGACAGAGCAACCCGAACTACAAGCGTGTTGAACTGATCGTTGACCCACGTATCGCTGGCAAGGCGGCATTCTTGGTGGCAGCCAAGGAAGGCATGTGTCCGCTAACCATCGCTGAGCGAATCAAGGTCGGCGCACCGGTTGCGAAAAACGACCTGAACAGCGACAAGGCGTTCGAGACTGATATCTTTAGCTGGGGCTTGCGTGGTCGTTACGACGCAGCTTACCAGGCAATGCAGTTCATCGTGGCTGTGAAAGGTTCTTAGTCGGCAGACTTGAGGCGGGGGATGATTCGCCCGCCTTTGTTTGAGGATTAGGAGAAACAATATGAAGCACGAGATAGACCAACCTATCAAAGATATATTACAGGAAGCGGGATTGTATCACCGCCAGTTATTGGAGTTTAACGACGTTAACAGTTCGGTGATTTCGCTAGGAGACTATATCTTGGCTGACGTCAACGGCGACGATACAATTGACGTAAAAGATGTGCGAGTGCTGGTGGATAATAAGCTAGTCAAAGTAACCGAAGTAGACACCACCAATGCATTGATTACGCTGGAAAAGCCGGTTGTTTCTGGGCAGGAAGTATCGGTGCGATTTGCTAGTTCTAGTGTAGAGCCTGAATACGTCGAGAAGGTGCGAGCTGAAGCCCTGAGCGAAATCATATCAAAGGTTCCGTGCGAGGCTGCCTGGGCTGAGGAATATAAGCCAACATTACGCTACATTCAGCGGCTAATGGCTGCCGGTATGCTATTAGTGCGGGATTATGGATTTAATGAAGATATCGAGAATACGAGCAAGGACGGCTATAAGAAACTGGAGTTGGCAAATGAAAAACTGAGCGCCTTGATCGCTGCTGTCTGCGGCGGGACACAGGCGCGGAACGCTCAAGGATTTGCAGCGCGAGATGATGGCGATCTATTCGCGAAAAAGCCGCATATTAGTAGCGAAGATTCGCTGGAATGGCGGTGCTGGTAGATGGATGGGCAGAAAGTACCAGTTTCTATCACCGTTGATGGCGAGGAGCTGAAGCAATTTGACCAGATACTGTTGAATCGATGGAAGCGCGCCAGTAGCCTGCGGATACCGTTGCAGGAGGCGGCTAATTTTATGTTGGATGAGATTTCCAAGAACTTTAGCGGTAAACGTGGTGCAGTTTTTGGTGCGCAGTGGCGTAAACGTAAGCGAAATTATCCGTGGCCGCTACTAAATAAGACAGGCAAAATGAAGGATGGCTTTAAGGCGGAAATATACAGCGATAAAGCGGTGATTAAAAACCCAACGCGTTATTTCAAATATCATCAGATGGGCACGAAAAATATGCCAGCGCGTAAGATGTGGGGTATGACTGAACCGCAAGCACGGTATATTCGCCAGCGATTACAAATTTATTTAGAGGCTGAAGGAGAGAGATAATGCAATACGAAGACCCAATTTTAGCAAAGTTGCGCAACCTGTTAAATGAGCACGGACCGAAAGATTTGAGGAATAAATATTATTTGGGCGATCCAATGGTGGTGGACAAATCAAGCTTGCCGATGTGCTTTATTAGTTATGAGCGGCAGAGTGTCATTGACGATGCCTCGCACTCAATCGAAACACATTCGACAGTACTGATTAATGTGGCATATGACCTAACTAGGGATTTTAATAGTACAGCGAAACGTAGCGGCAGTCATATGGCACTGGTAAAGATGATTTGCGGGCGAGATAGTAAGAATAAATTACTACCTGAGACAATTTTATCTGTACTGAGACGATTTCAGGACGAGCAATCTGATGAACTGATAATTGACCTTGGTAGTCAAACAGAAATTGAGTATGTAGTCAGCGAGCGGGGTGGTAGCGTATTTACTAATGAAGCTTTAATACGATTTACGGTGCGCACTCGCGATATGGTTGGATAAATGTAAGTGCCATGGTATAATACGGGTAGTATATGCGATCAGCCTTGGTCGCATTTTCTTTTGCCCATTGGCTGATTTCGCGTAAGAAAGGGATTAACCGTGAAGAAAGATGGTCAGCCAACAGCACCCGCACCGAAGCAGTCATTCTATCTGCCAGAGTTCGGCGTGTCTGTCGAAGCAGGGAGCTTTGAAGAAGCAATTAAAAAAGCCAAAGCCGAAAATAAGGAGGGAGAGGAATAATGGCAGAGAAAAAGATTGTAACAGGTCGAAAGACCGCCGTGGGGTTGGCGCTGGAAGATACCAGAGGCACCGCCAAAATGCCAACGTATTTTTATCCGCAGCTGGATTTTAGCTTTAAGGATACGCCAGAGACGAAGACTAACGAATCAGCGTACAATAACATCACCAAAAACAATGCTGTCGATGTGATGAGTGTTAAAGGCGAGGGTTCGATTGGTGGCAAGACGTGGGCGAAGGGACTTTATTACTGGCTGGCGCTAGTGTTTGGTCAAAAAGCCGCAACGACGCCTGTTGCTGGCGACACGGGAGCTAAAAAACACTTATTCTCGCTGAATAATGAGAATACTCATATTAGCTCGACTATCACCATTAAGGAATCGGTGTTTTGCGGGCAGTTCCCGTATGCTATGATTGAGAGCTTTAAGATTTCATGGACACCTGATGATTATCCGAAGATTGAAGTAAGCTTGATGTCGAAAAAATCCAAGGACGTAACGCCGTCAACCGTTACTATTGCGTACGATTCGACCGAGACAGAGTTTATTCCAAAGGACGTGCTGCTGAAAATGGCAGCCGATGCAGCCGGGCTAGCAGCAGCGCCAGAGCTTCAGGATGTTAAGAGTTTCAGCCTGGAGATTAAGAAAAACTTGGAAGCAGTTCAGACGTCAAGTTCTAAGGATGACATTCAGGAAATCTTTAACAAAGACTTTGAGGTTAGCGGCTCAATCGAGAAACTGTACACCGACGACACCTACAAAGGCATGATGTTGAACGGTACAACTCAGGCAATGCAGTTTGGCTTTATCGACAAAAACCACAAAGCCGGTAACACCACGCCAACCAGTCTGCTGTTTACTATAAGCAAGGTGGCAATTTCTAGTCGTGAGCCGAGCTACGGACTGAGCGATATTTCAACTGAGACGATCAACTTTGAGGGCTTACTGAATATCACAGACGGCAAGACTATCGAAGCTGAATTGGTTAATAAATACGAGTACTAGGAGCAAATAAATGAGTAATCGAGAACTATTTATCGAACTAAAAGACGGGCGTAGCGCCGTTATCCGCGGGTTTATTCGTAACCGTGACCGCAGTATGTACCGACGGCTAATGCTGGAAGGTCAAACCATGTCCACTAAGGAGATGGAAGCTAGTGGCGGCGATGTGGATGTTGACCTGGGCAATGTCATGGGTGCGAGCGACAAGCTGATTGAAAAGTTGCTGTTGGAATACTGCGGCAACCGTGAACAGCCATTTGAAGCGCTGATGGACAGCGAATTTGGCGACGACTACGAGACGATCAGCAATAAGGTCATGGAGGTCTTCGGCAAGGATAAGGAGCTCCCAAAAGAATAGAGGCGTGGTCAATTAAATATGACCGCGCGCTGCGCAACGGTTCTGGCGAAGTGCCAAAGATGATTCAGATTGCGCTCATCTGTAAGGAGTACGGCTGGACGTATGATGAATACATGGATCAGCCAGAAGAGTTTACCGCGGCCATCCTAGCACGGCGTCAAGTTGAGGCGGTAGTCGAAAAGGAGCAGATCGATAAAGCGGGGCAGCAGTAAGCTGCCTCTGCTTTTATCTGTGCTTGTCGCAGGCGATGCCGTCGCCGTCTCTATCAAGGTGTGGTGCGTATCCAGGTTCGCCTCGGCGTATGTGACTATAGCCAGCGGTACGTGCTTCTTTGCAGTTGCTAAAATTCAGCTCCGATGAAGCGGCAGGCTGTGATTGTGCTTGTGCTTGTTGTTGATTAGCTGCGGCAGCGGCTGCCTCCTCTTGTTTTTTCTTCTCTTCCGCTTCTTTTTTAGCTTTTTCAGCGCGTTCTTTTTCTTCCTGCTTGGCTTTTTCTAATTTGGCAATACGCTCAGAGAACTGACCACGTTTATCTTCTGGTAATTTGTTGATGTCTGACTTGGCTTTATTGATATTGCTGTCGCTTGGGTCAGATTCAGCTTTTTGAACAGACTCTTTGGCTTGATTGACTGCCTTTTCTGACGATCCCATACTTCCAATTGCACCAATGCCAACAACTACAACAATTATGATAATGATAATATGCATAAAACCGCCTTTGCGATGTTTCATTTTTGAGCTCCTTCTGATGATGTTATTTTTTGGGCGACGAACTCGCGTATTTTCTTATAGTGAGGTTCTAGCGTGGTAATAATACCGTACTGAACGTTGCTTTCTTCAATTGGTTTAACTAGAGTGATTTGCCCGTCCTTCAAATACAATATTGTACGAAAAACAACGGTTTTGTCTTCTTTCTTTGAATTGAAGTCAAAACCCTCGACTTCTGACCAATCAAAACTCCGCACAATGTCTTTTTTGATGCCTTTATTAAACGAGAAAGTAACGCCATTGTGATCGAACGCCAACTCAGCTGACAAAACGCTATCTTTTACGGGATTATACGTCCCGTTATATTCGCCACTGGCGAGTAGCGGTAGTTTTTCTTTCTTCTTAAATAGATTAAGCATGGTGGCAGTTTATTTCCCTTTCCTTATGGAGGGATTATACCACGATGTGATATAATATGGGTAATATATGCGGACTTTGAGCCGCATTTTTTTGTTGTTTTTCGTCCGCTAGGAAAAAGAAGGCGGAAGATGAATAACAGCACACTCACTCTGACAATTCGAGCAAACGTATCAGCCTTGCAGGCTGCGCTGAAGACTGCTCAGGCGAGCGTTAAAAATTTTAGCAGCAATGTGGGTAAGAAACTGGTCGGTAATGCTGCTAATTTGAAGGACGCTTTTAGCCAAGCGGGCGGATTCATTGAATCGACGCTGAAGCGCGTCGCTGCGGTGGCGGTGGGCGGTAGCTTTGGATTGATGTCGTTCGTAAAAAGCGCATCTGAATTGCAGTCACTGCGATCGTCGTTTGAATCGCTGACAGGATCAGTAGAATCGACGAACGTCGTCATGAAGACGCTATATCAGTACGGGAAAGAGACGGCGTTTGACAATAAATCCATTCAGGCGACCGCCAAAATGTTTCTAGCAAACGGCGTGGCAGTCCGGGATTTGATGGGCTGGATGCGAAACTTGGGCGACTTAGCGGGCGCAACAGGTGCGGATTTGCAGGGCTTGGCGCTGCCAATTACACAGGCAATCGGTAACGGTAAGTTGATGACACAGGACTGGTACCAGATCATCAATCAAGGTGCTGGTGGATTCAAAAAATACATCATCGCAGCGATGGGTGCGGGGCATTCCATTAAGACCTTTGGCGATGACCTATCGAAAGGCAAAGTTACGGCTGATGTATTGCGTAAGGCGCTCCAGATGGCGAGTGCTGAGGGAGGCATGGCTTTTCAGGGTGCAATTAAGCAGTCCCGTACATTTAACGGTCGCATGAGTAACCTGCTGGAGACAATTACCAACGTAGGCATGAAAATTGTCGGCGTGGATGCAGCGACCGGGCAAGTCAAAGCTGGCGGCGTGTTCGACAAAATCAGCAAAGCCGTTGAGGATGCGACAAATTGGCTGGAAGAGAATAAGGATACGGTGCAGAAGGTTGCGGATACGATCATAAACAACCTAGTCCCGGCACTAACATCTTTGGCAAGCGCTTGGGCGATCATGAAGGTTGGGTCGGGCATAACTGGTGCGATTAAGCAGGTTAATGAATATAAAAAAGGAATAGAGGGTACAGCTGGTGCTTTCAAGATACTGAGTGTTGCGCTAACCGGTAATCCAATGATGTTATGGGCGGTTGCTATAGCAGCCGTAGTTTCGGCTCTCGTATTCCTCCAGATGAAGTTTAATATTTTCGGCAAGGCTGCTGAATGGATTAAGAATACCTGGAACGATTCCATAAATAGCATCAAGGGCTTTTTAGAGAGTGCCGGCAACACTGTTAAGAGTATCGCCGAAAGTGTCGGTAAGTTCTTTGATGATGCCAAGAAAGCTGTAAGCGATTTCGGACAGGCTGTAGCCGACTGGTTTATTACAAAGTTTGAAGAAGCAAAGAAGATTGTCGGTGATGTGTTTAACGCTGTCACGAAATGGATTAACGACAATAAAACACTATTGATAAATCTGGGTATTGTCATCGGAACAATTGTATTGCCAAAATTAGTACAAATTGGCGTTGAAGCGGCGAAGTCGTTTGCCGTGATGGCAAAAAATGCAGCAGTTAAGGGTGCAGGAATGGCAGCTGAAATAGCCAAGAGTTTGGCGAAGACTGTTGTTTCAGCGACAGTCAACGCTGGTAAGATGGCGGTTCAGGGGGCTATAGCTTTTGGTTCATGGATCAAGAACGCGGCTATCGCTAGCGCCGGAGCTATAAAAAACTTTGTGCTGATGAGCGGCAAAGCCGTAATTCACGCTGGGATTATGGGTGTGCAAGGGGCTATAGCTTTCGGCAAATGGACGGCTGGTGCGGTGGTGATGGGCGCAAAGGCGGTAGCGACGTTTGTGATGATGGGTGTCCAGGCGTTAGTGGCTGGTGCTAGGATTGCTGCCTCCTGGCTAATGGCGATGGGTCCGATCGGTGCTATTGTGGCTATTGTTGCTGGTGTGGTGGCTCTAATTATCGCCAACTGGGACACAGTCAAGAAATGGCTGACGGATTTTTGGAATGGCGTAGTCGCCGCCGCCCAGGGAGCGTGGAATGGGATTGTTGCTGCGTTTAATGCAGTGGTCGGATTCTTCTCCGGACTATTCCAGGGTGCATGGAACGCTATCGTAGCGGTGTGGAATGCTATGGTAGGATTCTTTGCTAATGTCTGGAATGGCATTGTGATAATATTCTCGGCTGTTGTGGGATGGTTTGGCGGCGTGTTCAGCGGCGCATGGAATATTATCGTGAGCGTGTGGAACGCAGCTGTTGGCTGGTTTGGCGGCGTGTGGAATGGTATCGTCGGTGTGTTTGCTGGCGTGGCGGGATGGTTTGGCAGTATTTTCCGCGGAGCATGGAACGCTATCACTGGCATATTTGGCGGTCTGGCGGGATTCTTCGGCGGCGTGTGGAATACTATTACTGGAATGTTCGGAAGGCTGGGCAGCTTCGTTGGTAATGCTATTGGCGGTGCAGTTAGGGGTGCAGTTAATGGTGCACTAAGCATGGTCGAGAGGATGGCAAACGGGTTCATTGGCATGATTAACGGTGCAATTGGACTTATCAATAAGATTCCAGGCGTACACATTGGCAATATTCCAAGTTTACATATTCCACGAATGGCGACCGGTGGTATCGTTACGCCGCAAGGCGGCGGTTCGATTATTTATGCTGGTGACGGCGGGCAGAATGAGTGGGTCGTGCCAGAAAGTAAGATGGCGAGCTTGGTAGCGCAAATCAATAGACGAAGCGATGGTGTTGGCTCGCGAGATGTCAATATCACCGTGAATGTGACCACTAGAGACGAGAAATTTAGCGAGGAGGATGCAGTGAGTATCGCAAAGCAAATCAATCGAGCATTGAAAGCGCAGGGACTACGGCTTGATCAGTTAGGAGCGCTCCGATGATACGATTAAACGGTCAAGAAATACCAATTTATCCAAGCGGCTACGACGATTCGCCGATAGTAGTTAAAACCGACAATATGTCGATTAACGGCAGTATTGAGCGGCATAGCTTTCCATCCAAAAAGCGTGCCAAAATGACATTTACGGCAGTAACGCCAGTGCAGTTTCGATTCTTCGAGGATATCTTTAATGCCGCTGGCACGGTGAGGTTTTATAACGACCAATCAAAATACGGCGTGCTTCAGTTCGACGGGATTATGACAGATTGCGACACCGACGAGTATATTCGCGGCGGCAGCTTGATGACGAGCCTAACCGTAACAATTCGGGAGGTGTAAATGCAGGCGGTTTCGGCTAATTTCATCAGCAAGGTTGACTCATCGCGCAAGCAGACTGACTTCGCGGTGATGCTAGGGTGGAGTAAACAAATAAATCCTACTACACGGTTCTTTAATCTGGATTCTTCAGCACTGGATGGTGGAGACTTTCTAAAAGGCTCAGGCGACGTGGTAACGTTTTTCGACAAATATGTGTACACAGATGAAAGCCGCTACGTTAAGAACTTCAAAATAAGTAAGAAGGTGAGCAGTTATTCATGGGGTGTAGTTGCAGCTCAGGCGACAATCACGCTGAATAATACGACGGGGCGGTTCTTACCAGAAAAAGACCCCGTAATTGGCAAATTTATCAAGGCGGGGCGACCGATAAAGATATTGACTGGATATGATGGCGAGATGATTACTAATTTTGTTGGTTTTATAGGCACGCCGACGGTTAATATCGTGGAACAGACGGTGGAGCTGACGGCGTTTGACGCAATTACCTATCTGGATACAAAATATTCTAATCTACCAGCATTCGTAGGTAAGTTTGCACACGAAATTGTGAGGGATTTGCTGATTGAGCAGGGGTTCAGTACCAACCAGTTTGAGATCGACCGGTCGCAACAGGTGGCGATTGGCTATTTATCACCAAAGGACAAGAGCGTGACTGATTTATTGAAAGAATTGGCAGAAGCGGAGGCGGCATTAGTATTCGTTGACGAACAGGGGATAATTCGGTTCTGGAATAGAACGCACCTGGCGAAGACTCAGCAAACAGCTCATACGTTCAGCTACTCTAATCTGACCAACCTACAAATTAAGTCAACGCCAGTGATAAACTCGGCACAGGTGGTAGCAAAGCCATTCAAAGTGCAGGCGTTTCAGAAACTGTGGGAGCTGGAGCAGGGAAGCGAGCAAACGAAAATAAGAGCTGGTAAGACTATCGACATTTTCGCTGAGTTTCAGGATAGTGTCGGAGACTTTTATGCCGTGAGTGTGGACAGACCAGTTCACGCAAGCAGTAATTCTGGCACATCGATGTATTCTGGCACGAGAAATTCTGACGGTGGAGGCGGCGCAATCAATGTACAGCTGGTATCAGTTTATAACTTTGGCAGCACTTACAAAATGACCTTCCGCAATAACTCAAGCGTGGACGGATATATTAATCGTATCCAGTTATGGGGCGTACCGGCAAAGGTAACGCAAGTAATTACCGAAAATGCCGTGAGCGAGCCGAGCATTGAACAGTATGGCGTCAATCCCGACACGTCAACTGGCGTTGGTGCGGAGGTATTGAAGATTGAAAATAATCTGGTACAGGATGTCAGCGGTGCGAGAGCAATCGCTAACAATATCGTAACACTATATTCAAACCCAAATAGGCAATTCAAACTGGACAACTTTTTCGTGCCGTATTTGCAGATCGGCGATACGGTAGACTTACAGATTGATGAGCTGGCTGATAGTTTCAGCTGCTTTATCACCAGCTACGAGCTGGCAGGCGGCGTGAATGCTAATTTTCGACAGAGCTTGGAGGTGGAGGAGCGTCCGAAAATTAGTGCGTTTGAGCTGGATAAATCAACACTGGACGGCGGAGATGTGCTAGCAAACTAAGTATGGTATAATGTAAGCAGTATATACGACCAACCAGAGCGGCGGTCGTATTTTTATTGGAGGAAATAATGGATAGCGAAACAGCCAAGCAAACGCAAGACCAAGCCGAACTGGAGAAGATGGCGGATTTTTATGCTCAGCATTACAGTCAGGTGTACTTTGTGAGATGTCTGAAAACTAATCTGGTAGTCGCAGTTGAGTGTTTTCCGGCAAAGATAATTCAAGGCTTTTCAGCAATTACCGCACCTAGGCGTGGAGGCAACCGTGATATTTATGACTATCAGGGGCTATTTCTGACGACCCGTGAGAGGCTGGATAAAACGCCTGAAGGATTTCCGATGATTGGTTACGAAGCATTAACTGGCAACGATACACGGTTATCTAAATTTGAGAGAGGAACAATAAATCCAGTGCAGCCAGGCGAGGCTAGTCCAGCAGAGCTGGTGAATTCATTTGCTATGAGTCCGTTTGAGCGAGCACAGCTGGAGAGTGAAGTGGCGCTAAAGCAAAGTGCCAATAAAGAACAGGCAGACTACGAACTGAAGTATAGCGATAAAGGTATGATTATTGAGCGATTTGAGACATTTCAAGTAGAAAGGGTGAAATGATATGGCGTATGTTAACTTGAACTTTGTGCCGGGCGAAATTTTAACGGCCGCAAAAATGAATCTTTTAGCGGCAAATGACGCTAGTTTTCATGATGGAACAGGTATAGGCGATGGTTCTATACAACCA